TCATAGCGTTTTCAGAAATTTGCTGTTTGGCATATTCACTAACCGTAGCTGTATGCCCTGCGCAAACAATGATCGCGCTTTTATTTGGACGATTTCGGGAAATGTCCCAAGTTCCATGGCAATTTGTTTGTCTGTATATCCATAGGACGCCAATTGTATGAATTCGTCATCGGGTACCAATAGCCCGGCCGCAAATCGGTTTGCCTCAAGCTCCGTTTTCGCGGTGGAATGAAACCCTTCATCCCGTAAAGGCGAAGCCATGGCCATACGGAGATGCAGCCTGTCGTGCCCCAATTCGTGTGCGCAGACCAACCGCTTCATTTGATCATCCAGAGCAGCGTTGATCACAATCATTCGCACGCGGTTCATGTAGCAATAATAGCCCTTGAGTTTCCTTAGATTATCATACTCAACGCATATACCCAGCATCTCCGCAATAATAAAAGGATCGCCGGTTCCATACTTTCTGACCAGAGCATTGCAGAGCCGGTCGATCATGCCTCCGTTCACACCTATCTACTCCCATATCTTTATACTTTGAGTATAACAGGCTATGTGTGCAAAAGTCCGTACAGATCATTCCGGCTTATCTTCCGTTTGTCCTTTATTCCCATACTTTTCTTTGGCAATTTCCTTTGAACGCTGAAACATCCGCATGAGCGAGCCCATGAATTCCTCGCGTTCTTCGTCCGTAATGTCACCGCCCGCCAAATACGCCTGCGCGTCGCCGAGTATCTTTTGCGCCTGCTGCGCGCCGCGCCCGCCGTACTGCTCGGCCATATCCATAAAGAAAAGCTCCTGATCATTGAGCAACTGGTCGATCGAAACATTGTAAAGCTCGGAAAGCTTTATCAGCACGTCGCGTTTTTTCGGTATCACGTTGTTCTCTTCATAGCTTTGATAGGCCCGCGTGGAGATGCCGATGTACTCCGCTACCTTGCGTTGAGGATACTTAGCATTTTCTCTTAATATCCTGACCTTCTCGCCGAATGTCATTTATTGGAACCTCCGTCTAATATTTGCGAAGTAAACTTCGTGAATTATCATTGACTCCATGTCGTGGCGTTTGTATAATAGCATACGAAGTGGACTTCGTCAACAAAACTTATGCAGGATAAAATGTCGGGGGTAAAGGGTTATGAGTACACAGGCAATCAAAAAGAAAACGCAGATGGAGGCCAACAGGCTGCATTTGTCAATGCGGTGTCCGGTATGCACCAAGCGGGCGTTTGACATATCCGATCTGCCGAAACAGCCGATCCATGTGGAAATAAAGTGTCCGCACTGCCATAATATCGTTCGCATACCCTGTACGGCAGAAGCCGCAATCGGCTAACGAATAGGATTTACGCTATATCATCTACCGAGCAAAGGCACCGCCTGAAAAGCGAGTGACCAAATGGCCGGAGTGAAGCAAGAAACTGCTTTGCTCCGGCTTTTTTTGTATTTGCAGTTCCTTTCTTCACTCCAACGAAGAAAGGAACTGCTTTTATGCAAATCAAGTACCGGTTTGTCAACGAGGCCGTCGACGTGGAGGTCGACGAGAAATGGGGTGCTATCCTTCTTGATCTGGATCGCCGCGAGTACAACAACGACCAAACCGAAACCCGGCGTCATGCTTCTCTGAATGCCATGGAGTATGAGGGCGAGGCGTTCATCGACCCTAACGCCAACGTCGCTAACGCCATAGAGAAAGCATTGGAAAGCAAAAACCTGCAAAAGGCCATCGGCATGCTACTCCCACAGCAGAAGGAATTGCTGCGGCAGGTATTCTGTGAAAATAGTTCGGTTGCGGACATTGCGCGGGAACAGGGCGTAAGCCATGTGGCTATTCTCGATCGTTTGAAGCGCATTTACAGGCACCTTGAAAAAAAGTTATGAGTAACCCCCCTTACATTTCACCTTTCCCGTGACCTAACAGTGAGGGCCACAAAAACACAGCCCTCGGGAAGAGGTGAAAAGCATATGCAACACAGATTGAAGATCAGCCTTGACAAAAACGCGAAAGGCCCCGGCATCGTGCGGTGCCGCAAGCTACCCCTGTGGGACAGGGTACTACGCCGCCTGCTGGGCGAATCGAACGGCGTCATGGTAATCGTCCCCGGCAACACCGTCAGGACGCTCACAATCCAAGAGGTGGCGGAGGGCGAGGATGACTGAGCCTGTCGCCGCCAGCGGGATGCGGCTGCCCATCCGGGCCGCTCCGTACCGGCATCAGGTGGAAGCGTTCGAATTCGCCTGCGGGCTGTTCGGTTTGGAGGGCGATCCGGTGTCCACGGGTGCGGCGCTCCTCATGGAAATGGGGTGCGGCAAGAGCCTGACCGGCATCGCGGTAGCGGGCGCGCTATACGGAGCCGGAAAAATCCGCCGGATGCTGGTGGTAGCGCCGCTCTCCATCCTCGGCGTGTGGCAGGAGGAATTCCGAAAGTTCGCGGGCTTCGACTACGCGCTGGCGGTGCTCACAGGTAGCGCCGGGAAGAAGGCGGATACCCTGCGGCACCTTCGGGGCGCGCCCCTGCAGGTGGCGGTGATCAACTACGAAAGCGCGTGGCGCATGGAAAAGGAGCTTCTGGCGTGGGATGCAGACCTGATCGTCGCGGACGAGGGGCACAAGATCAAAACCCACAATATCTCCGCTTCCAAGGCCATGCACCGCTTGGGCGCGAAGGCGCGGTACCGGCTGCTGCTCACGGGGACGGTCATCACCAACAAGGCCATCGATGTGTTCAGCCAGTACAAGTTCCTGAATCCGGCGGTCTTCGGCCCGAGCTACTATGTGTTCCGCAACCGGTACTTCGATATGGTGGGCTACGGCAACCACACCCCAGTGCTTAAACGGAGCATGGAGCCGGAGCTCATGCGCGGGCTGCACAGCATCGCGTACCGGGCGACCAAGGCCGAATGCCTCGATTTGCCGGAGACCACGGACATTGTGCGGTTTGTCGAGCTGGAACCCGCCGCCCTGCGCATCTACCGCGATCTGGTACGGGACAGCTACGCCGAGCTTGGCAAAGGTGAAGTTACCGTCACCAATATCCTCACCCGGCTGCTGCGGCTGTCGCAGCTTACGGGCGGTTTCATCGGGGACGACGAGGGCAACACCCCGCAGCGGATCAGCACCGCCAAGCAGGCGGCGCTCGAGGACATCGTGGAGGACGTGCTGCAGGAGGGCAGAAAGCTGGTGGTGATCGCCCGGTTCGTGCCGGAGATCGACGCCATCCGCAAGCTGCTGGAAACGAAGGGCATCCGGTACTCGCTCATCATGGGCGGCGTGAAGGATCGGGACGCGCAGATCGCCACGTTCCAGAACGACCTGGACGTGCAGGTGTTCGTGGGGCAGATCGCCACGGCGGGGCTGGGCATCACGCTCACGGCCGCGAGCACCATGGTGTTTTACTCGCTCGATTACTCCATGAGCAATTTCGAGCAGACCAAAGCGAGAATCCATCGCCTCGGCCAGAAACACAACTGCACCTACATCTACCTGACCGCCAAAGGCACCGTGGACGAAAAGGTGCTCACAGCGCTCAAGAACAAAGCCGACCTCGCAAAAGCGCTGGTCGACGATTACCGCAGCGGGCAAAACCCGTTTGCGCCATAGGAGGAAACAATGAGACTTTTTGAAACCATCCGCATGCTTTCAGGCAATCCGACGCTCCGGGAGAATGTCGCGGATGCTTCGAACGCCGCGCTCAAAGCTGTAACCTGCGCGCTTTCCATTATGGAGGAAGCCTGCCTGACCATCGCATCTGAGCTGAAACGCATACGCGACGGCTTGCCCCGTTTCCGTGAAGATTCGCCGGAGGAGGCGCTCGCGCTTGCGTTTGAAAAGCTGGCTTGTGCGAAAAAAACCATTCAGTGCCTTGTCGAAGGGGGCGGTTTCCATGTCGAGTGAAAGGCTGTTCGAACTGGCCGACCGGCTGCGTGAGCTGCGCGAGGCCAAGGTGTATGCCGAGCAGGCGCTCAAAGAGGTCAACGACCAGCTCGACGAGGTGGACTACCGCCTATCCGAGCTTATGGCCGAGACCGAAACGCAGAACTTCACGCGCGGCGGCACCATGTTCTACCTGATTTCCAAGACCCGCGCGTCTGCTACGGCCGACCGTAAGGATGAGCTGTTCGCAGCGCTGCGCGGCGAGGGCTACGGCGAGCTTGTCACGGAAACGGTCAACGCCAATTCCCTGTCCGCGTTCGTAAAGGAGCAGATCACCGAGAACGGCGACGCGCTGCCCGATTGGCTCCGGGGCTTGGTGAATGTATTTGAAAAAACCACCGTCGGCGTCCGAAAGGCCGTCAAATAAAGAATTTTGAAGATGAGGGATTGAAGAATGGCTACAAAAACAAAAGCAACGAAGCGTCTAGAGGCGCAGGTCAACAACGATGCGGAGGCCGCTATCCTTATGCCGTATGTCGTGGAATGCGAGATCACCGGCACGTCGCCCATCCTTTTTCACCGTTGGAGCTGTGAGGATGTGGAGGCGAAGGCCACCGCTGCAAAGAACAGCAAAGCCAAGAAAACCGACAACATTGAGGCATATCTGTATCGCAACGATAAGCGCGAGATTTGTATTCCCACCGAGTATTTCCGACAGAGCATCATCACAGCAGCGAAATGCCGCCAAGACCCCCGCAGCCCGCGTAAAAGTGCCTGTGACCTGTTCAAGGCCAGCGTGCTTTCGATCAGCGATTTGGCTACGACCGGCTGCGGCGAACCGGACTATATCGACAAGCGCCGCGTTTGCGTGCAGCGTGCGGGGATCACCCGTCTGCGCCCGGCACTCGATGCGGGATGGAAGGTCAGGGTGCTTTTGCAGGTGCAAACGCCGGAGTACATTGCGCCGAGCTTCCTGCTTGACGTGATGGCGGATGCCGGGAGGCTGGTCGGCGTCGGGGATTTCCGCCCAACATACGGGCGTTTTCAGGTCAGCAATTTTTCGCTGCTGGCTGACTAATACACCAATACCGGGCATGGTACGGCTCGGCCAGGCAAGGTTGGGTCAGGCAGGGTAAGCCCATCGTTTCTGGGGCAGTTTGTCGTCAAAACTGCCACCCCATTCCCCGGGCGTGGCAGGGCAAGGCAAGGTCTGGCTCGGTCAGGCAAGGCAGGGCAAGGCGTTTAGGCGGTTATTACGATAAAACCGCCATCTATTCAAAAACGGAGGAAAACACAATGTCTAAAAAAGATACGGATATTCAGGTGGTCGGCAACGCATTTGCGCATCTGTCTGAATTCAATATGAGCGCGGCCATGGCCGAGGAGCTTGACGGCCTCAACGTCAATTTTGAGCGCATCAAGATACCGGCAGGCGGCAGCACCGTGTTCGAGCTGCCCGGCGAGGAAACCGACGAACCGGATATGACCAAGGAGTTCAGCGGCGTCATTCTGTGGCACCATCCGCTCTTCGCCTTCTATACGGACAAATACACCGGGGCGAACAACCCGCCCGTCTGCGGCAGCTTCGATGGCATGACCGGCGAGGGCATGCCCGGCGGTTCCTGCGCCAAATGCCCTTACAACCAGTTTGGCTCCGGCGAAAACGGCTCCAAGGCGTGCAAAAACCGCCGCCGCATCTATGTGCTGCGCGAGGGCGAGATTTTCCCGCTGCTGCTGTCCCTGCCCACCGGCAGCCTTAAGGAGTTCACGCGCTACATCAAGCGCCTGCTCAGCAAAGGCAAGAAATCCAACGCAATCGTTACCCGTTTTTCGCTCAAAAAGGCGATGAGCGCAAGCGGCATCGCGTATTCGCAGGCGCAATTCAGCATCGACCGCGATCTGAATGTCGAGGAGTACGCGCTGATCGCTACGCTGGCTGAGCAGGTCAAGGCACACAGCAGGCGCGTCGCCTTCGAGGTGGACGAGCCTGTGGAGAATATCCCGGCGATCGACCCGGAAACCGGCGAGATCATCGAACCTTTACGGTAATCAACCCGCCCGGTGCGAGTGGGAGGCATACCCTCCCTCTCGGCCCTCGGGCAGACAGGAGCAGACAGTATGGCATACAGGTGCGTGACAGTACCAAAAGAAATACACGAATACCTTCATGGCGCGGCCATCGTTGCGTTCGACTTTGAAACCGCACCGCTGGAAACGTATCGCAGCGAAGAAAAGGCTGCGCTGGATGCGCACAAATCTGTAATCGTGGGCGTGAGCCTATCGGTTGCCGAAGACAGTGCCATCTATGTCCCACTCCGGCACCGGGTTGGCGAGAATGCCGACTCGCCGGAAGCGATCATGGCGACCTTGCGTTCGGAGCTGTTTGAAAATCCCGATATCCTCAAGATCGCCCACAACCTCGCGTTCGAGGCGATGTTCCTTTATGCGCTGGGCATCGTGGTGCAGCCGCCCTGTTACGACACGATCGCGGCGGTGCGCATGACGCTCAAGAATCACACGCAGTTTCGGGCGCTGTCGGACAGCGGCCTGAAAACCTTGGTGCCCGAGCTGTTCGGCGTGGAGCTGCCCGGCTTTGAAGAAGTGACGGCGGGCCGGTTCTTTGACGAGCTTGATCCGCAGGACACGGAAACGGTGCGCTATGCCTGCGCCGACAGCGATTACGCGCTGCGGCTGTATCACCTACTCAACGGCTGGTTTGACCGTTACCTCCCCAAGCACCGCTTCATCGTGGAAGAAATCGAGTCCCCCACGGCCGTGTATTGCGGCCTCATGAAGTACAACGGCTTGCTGGCGGATCAGGCGCGGATGCTCGAAAAGCAGGCGGAGGCCGAGCACAGGCTCCAACAGCTCCGGGAGGAGATCGCCTTCCTGATCGGCGACGTGAACATCGGCGCGAACGCGGGTACATCCGCGTTCAAGAGCTATCTGTTCAACGACCTCAGTCTGCCGGTGTTGAAAACCACCGCCAAGTACCAGGAGGCGGCGGACGATGAGGTCATGATCCTGCTCGCCGAGTGGTGCCGGGACAACCGGCCGGAGCTTGTGCCTTTGTTCGAGCTGGTGCAGGAGTACCGGCGCTGGGGCAAGCTCAAGTCCACGTATCTGGACGGGTATCTGCAGCATATCAACGCGGCCACCGGCAGGATACACCCCGACCTCATGCCGCTGGGCACGGAAACGGGCCGCTTCGCCAGCCGCAAGCCCAACCTGCAAAACATGCCGCGTGCGGACGGCGACGTGATCGGCGTCAGGAGCTTCATAACCGCGCCTGCTGGCAGCGTTCTCCTCTCGCTGGACTTCTCGCAGATCGAGCTGCGCGTCGGCGCGTATTATTGCCGGGATGAAAAGATGCTGGAGACCTACCGCACGGGCGGCGACATTCATGCGCAAACCACGGCGGTCATCTACGGCATCCCGTTCGCGCAGGCGGCGGATAAGCACGCCGAGCACTACAAGGAGCGGCGCGTAATCGCAAAAAACTGCAACTTCGGTGTGTTCTTCGGGCTGTTCGCCAAGGGCCTGCAGCGCACGCTCAAGTTCAAGGCGGGCCTGAATACGCCGCTTTCGGAGTGTGAGGGGATCATCGACAATCTGAAAGCGGGTTACCCGCGCCTGGCATCTTGGCAGGAGGAGGTCAAGCAGCGGGCGGAGTTCCGCAAATACACGCAGACGTACTTAGGCCGCCGCCGTTACCTGCCGGGCATATCCTCATCTGATTGGGGCAAGAAGTCCTTCGCGCAAAGGTGCGCATTGAACACCCCGATCCAAGGCACCGCCGCCGACATCCTCAAGCTGGCGCTCGGGCGCATCCTCACCGGCCTGCCGGAGCGCATGTGGCTCAAGCCGCTGTTGCAGGTTCACGACGAGCTGGTCTTTGAACTGCCGGACGGCAAAGTATCCGAGGCGGTTGCTTTCATAAAAACATGCATGGAGGCGCACCCCTTTCCCGAATTTGACGTGCCGATCGTCGCCGAGGCGGCCTGCGGGCCTACCTTCGGCAACATGGCAGAAATGGAGTAACAACATGGGTATCAACATATTCAACCATGAGCATTATCCCGACCCCACGGCCTGCGCTGCGCTCACCCGGATCGAGCAAGCCGCCAGAAAAACATTCAGGCCCTGCGTGTTCATCTGCTCTCCCTTTGCCGGTGACACCGAACGCAACGTGGAGCGCGCGCGCCGGTACTGCCGCTTTGCGGTCAGCAGCGGGTACATTCCCATCGCGCCGCATGTGTATTTCCCGCAGTTCATGGATGACGATGATCAGGAGCAGCGCGACCTCGGCCTGTTCATGGGCATGGTGCTCATGAGCCGCTGTAAGGAATTATGGGTGTTCGGCAGCACCGTTTCGCGCGGCATGGCGGTGGAGATTGAAAAGGCCACGCAGCGCGGCGTCCCCATTCGGTATTTCAACACATGCTGCGAGGAGGTGCAGGCGGTATGAAAACCCTGAATATCCCGTTGGAGGAGTTCCTGCGTCCGTTTTTCGATCCGGGCGAAAAGATATGCCTGCGCATATTCGACGATCGCAAGACCGGCGCGTTCAAGGGCGCGAAGCTCGAAACGACCATCGCCGATGTACATGCCGCCGAGGAAACGCTGCACAAGCATAACGAAAAGAATCGCGGCATTTATTTCGTGGTCAATTACGGCGGCCACGAGGACAGCGACATCACCCGCATCAACGCGCAGTTCATGGAGTGCGACGATCTTTCTTTTGACGAGCAGATGGCGCAGATCGACGCGTTCCCGCTCCCGCCGTCGCTGATCGTGAAAACGAAAAAGTCTCTTCACACCTACTGGCTGGTAAAGGACGCCGATGTCGCATCCTTCCGCCGTGTACAAAAGCGCCTCGCGGCGCAGTTTTCCGGTGACAAGACCTGTGTCAACGAGAGCCGCGTGCTGCGCCTGCCCGGCTTCCTGCACTGCAAGGATGCGCCGGTCATGGTGGAGTGCGTCAGGTTCAGCCCCGAGCTGCGTTACACGCAGGCTGAGCTGGAGGCTGTGCTCCCTGCTGTGGAGGACGAGTCTGCCGCTATCATCGGGCCGCAGCATAAGGGTTCCCGCAAGGGGCTGGCGCTGGTCAGCCGCCGCTGCGACTTCATCCGGCATTGCACCGAGAACGCCGCGACGCTCCGGGAACACGATTGGTACGCTATGATTACCAACCTCGCGGTGTTCGAAGACGGCGATAAGCTCGTTCATGCGCTTTCCGCCAAGTACCCGAAATACAGGGCTGCCGAGACGCAGGAGAAGATCAACCATTTCCTTGAATCCGGCACCAAGCCCATGACCTGCAAGACCATCGCGGAGAAGGGCTTCGCCTGTCCGAAGTTGGGCACCGATGCGTGCGCCTGCAAATCCCCCGCCGCGCTTTGCTACAAGCCGCTCTCCGTGGAGGACTTGCGTGTATTTCTCGGGGAGCTTACGGTCTCTAAATCCGCTGTCGACAATGTCGCGCTGGCGCAGGGGTTCATCCGCGATTACCTTTACAACATCGATCCGGTCGTGGCGGCTACATATATCGAGTACGAAATGAAGGAGCATTTCGGCCTCAAGGCCGGAGCCATGAAGCCGCTGGTCGCGGTACAACGTGAGCTGTACAAGGCGTATCGCGCCAACAAAGAGACCAGGCGCGAGACGGAGGGCTCCGAACTGCCCGATTGGTACGAGGCGACCGAGCGCGGCGGCCTGCGCTTCCTGCCGGGGCTGCTGGCCAACTTCATGGCGGAGAGCGTCGATGCCTTTTACGGCGCGGGCAGCTATTTCAGCTATCAGGACGGCGTGTATTCCGAAAGCGAGGATTTATGGGCATCCGCCAAGGTGCGCGAGTTCATGATCCCTCGCTATGCCAGCATGACGGCGATCAACGATGCCGTGGGCCAGTGGCGTATGTTGATCCGCAAGCCGGTGCGGGAGATCAACTGCAACGCTTTTATAATCAACGTGAAAAATGGCCTGTACAACGTGCTCGACGATAGCTTCAAGCCGCACACGCCCGAGTATTACTCGACCGTGCAGATCAACGCGACATACAGCCCGGAGGCCAAGTGCCCGCAGTTTCTGAAATTCCTGCGCAGCATTCTCAAGGACGCGGAAATACACCTGCTGCAGGAGATATTCGGCTACCTGATGGTGCCGGTGAACAAGGCGCAGAAGTCCTTCGTGTTCGTGGGCGCGCCCAACGCCGGAAAGTCGACCTTGCTCTCGGTAGCGCAGGAGATACTGCTCGGCAGCGAAAACGTCAGCAACATCCCGTGGCAGAACCTCGCCGACCGGTTCAACAAGGCGGAGCTGTTCGGCAAGCTGGCCAATATCTTCGCCGACCTGCCTTCAAAGAGCATTGACGACAACGGCATGTTCAAGGCGCTCACCGGCGAGGATTTCATTACCGCCGAGCGTAAGAACAAAGACCCGTTCTCGTTCCGGCCCTACGCGCGGCTGCTGTTTTCCTGCAATGAGATCCCCCGTAACTACGGCGACCGCAGCGACGGTTTTTACCGCAGGCTCATCATCCTTCGGTTTGAGAACGCGGTACCGGAGAGCAAGCGCGACCCGAACCTGCGCGAAAAGTTCTCTGCCGAGCGCGACGGCATCCTCATGTGGGCGCTGGCCGGGCTGAAGCGGCTGATCGCCAACAGCTACGTCTTCTCCGAGACCGACGCGACCCGCGCGGAGCTGCTCCGGTACAAGATCGAGAGCAACAGCGTGCTGTCCTTCGTGGAGGATTTCTGCGAGGTGGCCGAGGGCAAGGCGGCCTTGCGCGACGAGCTATTCGCGCGGTACAGGGAGTATTGTGCCAACGCCGGAATGAAGCCCGTGTCGCAGACCAACTTCAACAAGGAGGTCGAGACCGGGTATCCGGCCATAAAGCGGAGCCGGGATAAGCTCTCGAAGCGCCGTGTATGGCACGGGATTACCTTCTGCGAAGGGGGAAAGGGCGTTGACTGACCGATTTGCGACCGGCGTGACCGGGAAAACCGGGCTTCTCCATTCCTTGCGTATATAACCACAATGGTGATATGCACTAAAAAAAGAGAAAAATATATATAGCGTCCCATTTTCCCGGTTATGCCGGTTTTGCCGGTCATATCCGCCCACGCGATATGCTGGAAAAAGACATCGTTTCCTCGATCCTGCGTTACCTCAAGACTGTGCCCGGCTGCTTTGCTTGGAAAGAGCACGGCGGCATGTACGGCACAGCCGGTCTGCCCGATATCATCTGCTGCATACGCGGCAGGTTCGTGGCCTTCGAGGTGAAAACCCCGTCGGGCAGGCTGACAAAGCTGCAAGAAATCACCATTCAAAAGATCAACGATGCAATGGGCACTGCCTGCAAGGTTTCAAGTGTCGATGATGTCCGGGCCGTGGTGGACGGCCTCAAAAAACTTGAACTTGGAGGAACCCCTTGTGAGTAATTTATGTTTCGGCAGCCGCAAGAACGGCTGCAAGATACTCGAAGTTGAACGTTGCCCCGAAAACTGCTCCTTCTTCAAAACGGAAGAAGGGTATGCGTTCGACAGGGCGCAGGCGCTTACGCGGCTGGCGAGCCTGCCCGCGCGCAAGCAGAAGCACATCTCCGAAAAATACTACGGCGGCACCACGCCGTGGCGCAGCGGTGCTGCGAAGTCCGGCCCGGCAAGCAAAGGAGGGCGGCGCGTATGACTGCAAAGCTGTTCCTTTCGCGGGCCAACAGGCTCGACCTGCGGATCAACACCAAGCTGGAGCAATTGGTGCGCCTGCGCTCGCTTGCCTGTCAGGTGACGCGCTCAATCCGACATGACAACGTAAAAGGCAGCGGCACGCCCAAGAGCGCCTTGGAGGACGCAGTGGTCAAGATCGTCATGGCGGAGCAGGATATCAATGACGAAATCGACCGCTTCGTGGACATCAAGCGTGAGATCACCGACATGCTGGGCCTGCTCGATAACGACGACCAGCGGTTGCTGCTGGAGCTGCGCTACCTGTGTTTCGACTCGTGGGAGCAGATCGCGGACAAGCTCTGCATCAGCGTATCCTACGCATACCAACTGCACCGGGCCGCGCTCTATAGCTTTGAGGACATCCTGAACAGGCACCGGGGGTACATCCATGGCTAAGTACCTCAACGTGCAGGAGGTGGCGGAGCTTGCTGTCCAGGTGGCAAAACGCATCCGCTTGCGGGTTCCCTCCGCCGCCGAGCTGCATGTGGCGCTCAAGCGCAGGCGCGCGCCCGCGCAACTGATAACCGACGGATACGCCCAGCTTTGGCTGGACAGGCTCTACGTTGCCCACAGTACCATCGACGATCCCGTGGTGCATTATGTGTACCTGACGGATACGCACGTCGCGGAGGAATACTGTTCCTTCCGTACGGCGCGCGAGGCGCGTGCGAACAAGGTGTTCCTGCCCAAATGGATCGAGGTGCAGTTCGAAAAGGCGCTGCGGAAGATGGCTGCCGAGGATAAAAGCTATGTGGTTTTTGAAAGTCAGCAGTAGATAGCACCCTTTCGCAGCCCACAGCAATCCAATGGGTGGTATAATGGTAGTGTGAAAGAATATCCGAGAAGCCTTCGCGGGGAAACCTGCGAGGGCTTTTTGTTTGCCGCGAGGAGGTGCCGCCCATGCCGAGGAAACCCAAACGTCCCTGCAGCCACCCCGGCTGCCCGGCGCTCACGGACGGCAGGTATTGCGAGCAGCACCAGCGGGAAGCGGACGCCCGATATAACAAGTATGAGCGCGACCCCGCCACGCGCAAACGGTACGGCCGGACGTGGAAGCGCATCCGCGACCGCTATATCGCGGCCCACCCCCTGTGCGAGCAATGTCAGGCGGCCGACACGATCACTCCCGCCGAGGAGGTACACCATATCCTTCCTCTCTCCCGTGGCGGCACGCACGCCGAGGAAAACCTCATGAGCCTATGCACGAGTTGCCACTCCAAAATCACCGCTCGGGATGGCGGGCGCTGGCACAGACGCTGATTTTTCTGTGGGGAGGGGCGGTCAAAATCTCTGTGTGCATTCGCTCGGGCAACGGGCAGGGGGTCACGCGCGAAAAGTCGCGGTTTCAAACGGGGGTATAGGCCCTCGCTTATTTTTGGGAGAAAGGAGTTGACGCGATATGGCAAAGGACGGTACGAGCCGGGGCGGCGCGCGCGTGGGCGCGGGCAAGAAGAAAAAGCCGCTGGCGAATAAGGTGCTCGAAGGCAATCCCGGCAGGCGCAAGCTGACGGTAATAGAGTTCCCTGACACCGCCGACCTCGAAGGCCGGGCCATGCCGCAGCCGCGCGACTACCTTTCCGGCAAGCAGAAAAACGGCAGGGAGCTGATTGCCGTTGAAATATACGAAAAAACGTGGCAGTGGCTCACCGAAAACCGGTGCGCGCACCTGATCCCCGCGCTGCTGCTGGAGCAGTATGCCATGTCGGTATCCCGCTGGGTGCAGTGTGAGGAATGCATCACCGAGTTTGGCTTCCTCGCCAAGCATCCTACGACCGGTAACGCTATCCCCTCACCGTATGTGGCGATGAGCCAGAGCTTCATGAAGCAGGTCAACAACCTGTGGTATCAGATTTATCAGGTGGTGCGCGAAAATTGCGCGACAGAGTACAAGGGCGCGACGCCGCACGACGATGCCATGGAGCGCCTGCTCTCGGCACGGAGGGGCGGCAGATGAACTTTTCCGAAATCAACCGGTTCGTAAAGCGCCTTGCCACCTATAAGGGGAGGATACCCGCGCAGCAGCTCAAGACCCTGCGCGGGCAGGCGCTCTCGGGCGATGTGGCTGGCGCGCAAAAGGGGCTGGAACGAATATGCAAGAAAGCGGGTGCCGCATGGATATCCGAAAAATAAACGCTGGGCAACTCAACCCTGCGGCGTACAATCCCCGCCGCGACCTCAAGCCCGGCGATAAGGAATATGAGAAGCTCAAGCGTTCCATATCGGAGTTCGGATATGTCGAACCTGTCATATGGAACGAAAAAACCGGCAGCGTGGTCGGCGGCCACCAGCGGTTGAAGGTGCTGCTCGATATGGGGCATACCGAAATCGACTGCGTGGTGGTCGATCTGGATGTACAGCGGGAGAAGGCGCTCAACGTCGCCCTCAACAAAATCCAGGGCGAATGGGACGAAACCAAGCTGGCTGAAATCATGGCCGACCTTGACGCGGCTGCGTTCGACGTGGCGCTAACCGGCTTTGACGCTGCCGAGGTTGATGAGCTGCTCAACCGCTTTTATTCCAAAGAAGCGGTGCAGGATGATTTCGATGCCGACGCTGAAATGGAACGCATCGAGGCATCTGGCACGGTCACACAACGCGGCGATATCTGGCTGCTCGGCAACCATCGTCTGATGTGCGGCGACTCCACCAGCGCGGAGGATTTTGAAAAGCTCATGGACGGTGCGCACGCGCATGTGGCGGTCACCGCCCCGCCCTACGGGGAAGGCATGGAATACGAGAAGGCGGGCATCGAACCGTGGCTCGACGCCATCCGGCTCGTGGCCCGAAACCTGTGCAGGCACGCGGACATCATCTGCTGGAACTTGGGCGATCTGTATGCGACCGGCTCGCAGTTTATCGAGCCGACCGGCATGTACAGCGTGAACCTGTTTGGAGAAAACGGGTTCCGACCCATATGGATTCGTATCTGGAAAAAACCTGCTGCAAGCAAGGCCGCCGGTTCGCAGCATCTGGCCACCAACAAGCCAGTACAGCCGTACGAGTACGTTACCGCCTTCGCCGGGCAGGAAACAGACGCGTACAACGATCAGGAATATGTGTGGCTCTCCGCTTTTGCCGGGCACAGCTATCAGTTTGTAAAGCGGCTAACCAAGGAGGAGCGCAAAAAGTGGGGATACGCTGGCATATGGGAGATCGCCCCTGTACGCTCCAGCAAAAAGCATCCGGCCATGTTCCCCGTCGAGCTGCCGTGGCGGTGTATCAAGATGCACTCCGATCCGGGCGGTATCGTGCTGGAACCGTTTTCCGGCAGTGGCACCACCATCATTGCGGCGGAGCAGATCGAGCGCCGCTGTTACGCGATGGAGATTTCACCGGTTTATTGCGATCTGGCGGTTAAACGGTGGGAGGACTTTACCGGCGAAAAGGCAATAAAAACGGCTTCCTAATAAGGAAGCCGCAGAGTAATCGCAGGAGCAAATGAGAAGTTGATGAAGGGCGTCTTTACAGTCATACCGGAATACTTGTGTCCCGTTGCCTTACCGATCGCTTTTTGAAGCAATGCAATAATTTTAGTCATCAGCACTCCCCCTTTAGTGTTATTCTTCTCATCTGCGTATAATCCTGACGGACCTGTTAGATCTGGTGGATCAGCAAGGGGGCCTTGATCCAATATTATTATACCATTTTGTACAAGTTCTTCAAGGAGAATGCGATGAACATACAAAAGCTTCCCGCCGCTAAACTCAAGGCGGCCAAGTATAACCCGCGCCGCGACCTCAAGCCGGGCGACGCCGAATATGAAAAGCTGCGCCGCTCCATCGAGGAATTTGGCTACGTCGAGCCGGTCATCTGGAACAGCCGCACCGGCAACATCGTGGGCGGCCACCAGCGGTACAAGGTGCTCACGGCTATGGGCTATCAGGATATCGACTGCGTGGTGGTCGATCTGGACGAACAGCGCGAGAAGGCGCTTAACGTGGCGCTCAACAAAATCGGCGGCGAGTTCGATATTCCCCTGCTGACCGATCTGCTACGCGATCTGGGCGCGGACGGCTTCGACGTATCGCTGACCGGCTTCGACGCCGCCGAGATGGACGATCTGTTCCGCGATAAGCCCGCCGGTGACGTGAAGGAGGACGGCTTCGATGCGGATAAGGCTGTCGCCGAAATCGAAACGCCGGTCACGCAGCGCGGCGACGTGTGGCTCTTGGGCAAGCATCGCCTCATGTGCGGCGACAGCACGGATTTGGCCGACGTCAAAACACTCATGGACGGCAAAACGACCCGGTTCGTGTTCACCGACCCGCCGTGGAATGTCGATTACGGTTCGGATGCCAAGCACCCAAGCTGGAAACCACGGCAAATTCTCAATGATAAAATGAGCACCGAGGCGTTCGGTGCTTTTTTATTGCGCGCGTTTACCTGCATGAAAGAGGTATCCGAACCGGGCTGCATGACATATGTGGTCATGTCCGCACAGGAATGGGGCAATCTCATGGACGCCATGACCGGGCTTTCCTATCACTGGTCGAGTACGATCATATGGAAGAAAGATAGCCTGGTGCTCTCCCGCAAGGATTATCATACGCAATATGAGCCGATCTGGTACGGCTGGACGGAGGGTTCGCGCCTGTGTCCGCTCAAAGATCGCAAGCAGTCGGACGTATGGGATGTGCCCCGCCCGAAGGTATCCATAGAGCACCCGACCATGAAGCCGGTGACGCTTGTGGCAAAGGCCATTCTCAACAGCTCGCGCACAGGCGACTTAGCGCTTGACCTGTTCGGCGGTTCCGGCACGACGCTCATCGCCGCCGAGCAGACCGGGCGCGTGTGCTGCATGATGGAGCTTGATCCGAAATACTGCGATGTGATCGTAAAGCGGTTCATCGGTCAGGCAGGAAGCGACGAAACGGCGTACCTTATGCGGAATGGGAGCCAGATACCATACGCGGCGGTATCTGCCGATTGACCAATTACTGATACGGCGTTTCACGCCAGAATTTGGTGGTGCTTTCACTCACAAATCTCTTGCTTTCTACAGCGTTTAGAGCAATTAATGTTACTACCAAAACGGAAGGCGGTAACAACATGAAAATCAACTTCAACGTAGCGGGCGCGAAGCGGAAAGCTCTGGTGGGGGCAATCAGCCGGGAACTGAACGCACCAACCAAATATCTCGGAGCGCCGACCTTCTCCTATGAAGTGGGCGGCTATACCATTGACAAAAACGGGATACTTGAGGGCGAGGACAATTCGGAGCTGGTCGCCGACCTTTGCGGCCTGCACGACTACCGCGCGGAAACAGAGGAATACGATACACCGCTCCCGGCAGCCGCACCTGTCCCCGATGATGTACAAATTCCCTATGAAGCTGCCCTCGGCGGCAGGGTCAGCCCCTACCGCGACGAGGAAGAACCGCCCGCTTACGGACAGCCCGAAGGTGACGTGCCCGACCGTCTGATCATCGAAATTCCGCTGGAGGGCTTCACAGACACATCGCTTGAAAACCTCGATCGGCTCATTTCCAGCAAGGCGGCGCTCATCAAGAAGGCCATCAGCGCAGCGGCGCTCACCGTCGAACGGACGGAAACGATGTTGAAATTCCCATGGTTCCGCTTCTGCGCGACCAGCGAAGAGGTTGACGCCTACTCCCGGCTTGTCTGTGCCCTTTGTGCGGCGGCGAAGGAGCAAAAGCGCGTAAACGCAAAAGAAAAAGCCGTGGAGAACGAAAAGTTCGCCTTCCGGGTATTTCTGCTGCGGTTGGGTTTTGTGGGCGATGAGTATAAGAACGCCCGAAAAGTCCTGCTCAAGAACCTTTCCGGCAACAGCGCCTTCAAGAACGGCACACCGCCGAAAGCGCTCGAGGAGGCAGGCGAGAATATCGCAGAAACCGGGAACGGCACATAAGGCTTGAAGAAAATCCAAGGGAAACACACGCACAATTAACTTGCTATTAGAGCCTTTCAGAGTGAGTAATGTACATGCCAAAAGCAATATACACACTTTGAAAGGCGGACAGCAAGATGTTTGAAACGAAATTTGGCATCGAGGTAGAATTCACGGGGATCACAAGGGAGCAGGCGGCGCGGGTCGCGGCGGACTTCCTCGGCGGCAGGGTCGAAAGCCTGCGGGATTCCTACGATACGCAGAAGGTTACAGCACCCGACGGCCGGGTTTGGAAATTTATGAGCGACGGCAGCATCCGCACCGAGAAAAAGGAGCGCGGGCAGACGGTTTCCACCGATAAGAAATACAGCGTCGAGCTGGTCAGCCCGATCCTCGCCTACCGCGCGGACATCGAAACCCTGCAGGAGCTTATCCGCAAGCTGCGCAAGGCGGGTGGGTTCGCGAACACCTCCTGCGGCATCCACATCCACCTCGACGGCGCGAACCACACGGCGCGCAGCATCCGTAACTTCATCAACATCATAGCCAGCAAAAACGACCTTTTCTACAAGGCCCTCCAAATTGAGCAGGATCGGGTACGCTTTTGCAAAAAGATGGACGCGGCGTTGGTCGAGCGGATGAACCGGAGCAAGCCCGCGACCTTGAGCCAGATCGAAAACATCTGGTATGCAGGCTACGGCGAAAGCCGCGACCGCCACTACCATAGCAGCCGGTACCACTTCTTGAACCTGCACAGCTTTTTCTCCGGCCACCATACGGTCGAGCTGCGGGGCTTCAATAGCGAACTGCACGCGGGCAAGATACGCAGCTACATCGTCCTTGCCCTCGCCCTGAACAAGCAGGCGCTCACGCAAAAGAGCGCCAGCAGCAGGAAGCCGCAGGTTGAGAACGAAAAATTCGCGCTGCGCACCTACCTCAACCGCATCGGGCTGATCGGCGACGAGTTCAAAAACTGCCGCGAGCACCTTTGCAAGCACCTTACGGGATCGGCGGCATGGCGATTTCGCTCGGCGGCATAGATAGGAACGCGGCCCAACGGGGGGGCGGACAGCCGCCCCCTGCGGCGGCGGCCGGGCGGGGCCGGATGGTTGATTGGATTACGAACGCTGCGCGCCACAGGGCGCAACAGCGGGCGACACGCGCAAGGAGGATAACGCGATGAAAAAGCAGGCAGGCAAGATATATCTGGCATATGGCAGCAACCTCAATTTGGAACAGATGGCGTACCGGTGCCCGGACGCCAAGGTGCTGGGCGGTACGACGCTCGACGGATACCGGCTCTTGTTCCGGGGATACAACGGTAGCGCGGTGGCAACGGTTGAAAGGCACGCGGGCGGCAGCGTTCCGGTGCTGCTCTGGCGAATTTCGTCTCGGGATGAGGCGGCGCTCGACCGGTACGAAGGTTGGCCGAGGCTGTACCGCAAAGAAACGGTGACGGTGTCTTTCAATGACAAGTCAGTGGAGGCCATGGTTTACATCATGAACGAGGGCAGGCCGCTGGGCGGGCCGGGGCTGTTTTATTACGACACCATCATGGACGGATACCTGGACGCGGGCTTCGAACCCGCCGTACTCGAAAAGGCGGCGCGCTTCTCGGTCAGGCAATCCAGAAAGGCGCGGGTGTAGGCATGGAGCAGAACTGCCTGATTTCAGATAAGCTGGTTGCGCAGGTGCTCGCCATCCGCGACAGCGGCAAGGTCAACATGTTCGATGCTCGCGGCGTTCAGGCCGAGGCCAACCGACAGGAATTTTACGATCTGGTCATTTTCCTCGAAGAACACCGGAAGGAATACGCGGAATTCATATTGACGGGCAAGCGATAAACATCCGCTACACAGGGAGCTTCACAAGAGGCTCCTTTTTTGTTGCGCGTTTTTTAGAAAAGGAGGCGATGAGGCTGCGGACGCTCAAGAAATACGAGCCGACGCCGTTCATGGTGGCGGGTTCCGAATACGACAATAAAGCGGCGGACATTGCCGTTTCCTTTATAAATTGCCTCAAGCATACCAAGGGCGAGTGGCACGGCCAGCCGTTCGACCTGATCGATTGGCAGGAGCAGATCATCCGGGACGTGTTCGGCGTCCTCAAGCCCAACGGCTACCGCCAGTTCAATACCGCATATGTGGAAATCCCGAAAAAACAGGGCAAGTCGGAGCTTGCGGCTGCGGTCGCGCTGCTTTTGACCTGTGGGGATTATGAGCACGGCGGCGAGGTGTATGGCTGCGCCTCCGACCGTCAGCAGGCGTCCATCGTATTCGATGTGGCCGTGGAAATGGTGGAGCAATGCCCGGCGCTGAAATCCCGGATCAAGCCGCTGCTCTCCCAAAAGCGATTGGTGTACAAGCCGCTCGGCAGCTTTTATCAGGTACTTTCGGCAGAAGCGTACACCAAGCACGGCCTGAATGTCCACGGTGTGGTGTTCGACGAGCTGCACGCCCAGCCCGGCCGTAACCTCTATGACGTTATGCTCCACGGCTCCGGCGATGCGCGCAAGCAGCCGCTGTTCTTCCTAATTACGACGGCGGGCACCGACCGCCACTCCATCTGCTGGGAGGTACACCAGAAGGCGCAAGACATCCTGCAGGGCCGCAAGATCGACCCGACCTTTTATCCTATTATATACGGCATTGCGGACAACGACGATTGGACGAACGAAAAGGTGTGGCGAAAGGCCAATCCGTCGCTGGATATCACAGTGGATATCGAGAAGCTACGGGTGGCCTGTGAGAACGCCCGGCAGAACCCCGCCGAGGAAAACCTGTTCCGGCAGCTCCGGCTCAACCAGTGGGTGAAGCAGTCCGTGCGCTGGATGCCCATGGAACGCTGGGATAAATGCGCGTTCGCGGTCGATCCCGAGAGCCTGCGCGGCCGGGCCTGCTACGGTGGTCTCGACCTTTCCTCCACGACGGACATCACCGCATTCGTGCTGATATTCCCCCCGCAGGATGAAGATGACAAATACATCATCCTCCCGTTCTTCTGGCTGCCGGAGGACAATGTCGATTTGCGCGTGCGGCGCGATCATGTGCCATATGACGTATGGAAGCAGCAGGGTTTTCTGAAAACCACCGAGGGAAACGTGGTGCATTACGGCTTCATCGAGAGCTTCATCGAGGAGCTTGGTACGAAATACGACATCCGGGAGATCGCGTTCGACCGCTGGGGCGCTGTGCAGATGGTGCAGAACCTCGAAGGGCTGGGCTTTACCGTCGTTCCGTTCGGGCAGGGCTTCAAGGATATGTCGCCGCCCACCAAGGAGCTTATGAAACTGACTCTCGAAGAAAAGCTTGCACACGGCGGGCACCCGGTGCTGCGCTGGATGGTGGACAACATCTTCGTGAAGACCGATCCGGCCGGGAACATCAAGCCCGACAAGGAAAAGAGCACCGAGAAGATCGACGGCGCGGTGGCGACCATCATGGCGCTCGACCGCGCGCTGCGGTGTGGCGGCGATCGTGGCGCTTCGATCTACGACGAAAGGGGGCTTCTGATTCTGTGAGCATATTTTCGACGCTGTTCAAGGCGCGCGATAAACCTCAAAACCGACTGCCGGGAAGCGATCCCGGCTTTTTCTTTGGCGGCACGACTTCCGGCAAATCGGTCAACGAGCGCACGGCCATGCAGACCACGGCGGTGTACGCCTGCGTGCGCATCTTGGCCGAGGCTGTGGCGGGCCTCCCGCTGCACCTGTACCGGCACAAGCCGGATGGCGGCAAGGAAAAAGCGCTTGAGCATGCGCTGTATTATCTTCTGCACACGGAGCCCAACCCCGAAATGACCTCGTTCGCGTTCCGCGAAACCCTCATGAGCCACCTGCTGCTGTGGGGAAATGCCTACGCGCAGATCATCCGGGACGGCACAGGCCGGGTGCTTTCCCTCTATCCGTTGCTGCCCAGCAAGATGCTCGTGGACAGGACGCCCGCCGGGCAGCTTTTCTACGAATACCGCACGGACACCGGCCCTGTGATCCTGCGTCCGCAGGATGTGCTGCACATCCCCGGCCTCGGGTTCGACGGCCTGATTGGGTACTCGCCCATCGCCATGGCCAAGAACGCCATCGGCATGGCGATCGCCACGGAGGAGTACGGCGCGAAATTCTTCGCCAACGGCGCAAACCCCGGCGGCGTGCTGGAGCACCCCGGCGTGGTCAAAGACCCCAAGCGTGTGCGCGAAAGCTGGAACGCCGTGTATCAGGGCAGCGGCAACGCGCACCGGATCGCCGTGCTCGAAGAGGGCATGAAGTTCAACGCCATCGGCATCCCGCCCGAGCAGGCGCAGTTTTTGCAGACGCGGAAGTTTCAGATCAACGAGATCGCGCGCATCTTCCGCGTGCCGCCGCACATGGTGGGCGACCTCGAAAAGTCCAGCTTCTCCAACATCGAGCAGCAGAGCTTGGAGTTTGTGAAGTACACGCTCGACCCGTGGGTGGTGCGCTGGGAGCAGGCCGTACAGAAAGCGTTGCTGCTGCCGTCCGAAAAGCGGGCGTATTTCGCCAAGTTCAACGTGGACGGCCTCCTGCGCGGGGATTACCAAAGCCGCATGACCGGCTACGCTACCGGGCGGCAGAACGGCTGGCTTTCTACCAACGACATAAGGGAGCTGGAGGATATGAACCGTATCCCGGCGGAGCTGGGCGGCGATCTGTACCTGATCAACGGCAACATGACCAAGCTCGCGGACGCGGGCATTTTTGCTTCTAAGGAGGAAACGGATGCATCGTAAATTCTGGAATTGGGTGAAGAACGAGGACGGCGCGCGCACCCTGCGTCTCGACGGAGCAATCGCCGAGGAAAGCTGGCTCGGGGACGAGGTGACGCCCCAGCAGTTCAAGGCGGAGCTACATTCCGGCGAGGGCGATATCACCGTCTGGATCAACTCGCCGGGCGGGGATGTGTTCGCCGCCGCGCAAATCTATAACATGCTCATGGAGTACAAGGGTAAGGTCACCGTCAAGATCGACGGCATCGCGGCCAGCGCCGCCTCGGTCATCGCCATGGCGGGCGGCGAGGTGTACATGTCGCCGGTTTCCATGCTCATGATCCACAACCCCATGACCGTTGCCATAGGCGATGCGGGCGAGATGGCAAAGGCCATCGCCATGCTCGACGAGGTCAAGGAGTCGATCATCAACGCCTACGAATTGAAGTCCGGCCTTTCCCGCGCGCGGATATCCCACCTGATGGACGCGGAAACGTGGCTCAACGCCAAGAAGGCCGTGGAACTGAAATTCGCGGACGGCATCCTGTTCACCGGGGAGGAGGAAGGCACGCCCGGCGTACAGGATTCGGGCGGGCTGATATTCAGCCGACAGGCGGTCACGAATTCCATCCTCAGAAAGCTGCCGCAGCCGGAAAAACACACGGGTATCCCGATCGAGTCGCTGGAAAAGCGGCTTTCTTTATTGAAGCCATAAATCGAAGGAGGAACTTTACATGAGCAAAATTCTTGAACTGCGCGAAAAGCGCGCGAAGGCATGGGAAGCCGCAAAGGCGTTTCTGGACAGCAAGCGCGGCAACGACGGTCTTTTGACCGCCGAGGACGCTGCCGTTTACGACAAAATGGAGGCCGACGTGGTGGCGCTGGGCAAGGAGGTCGAGCGCCTCGAGCGTCAGGCCGTAGTCGATCTGGAGCTTGCGAAGCCTACCTCCGCGCCCATCACGGGCAAGCCCGCGCACGCGCCGGACGGCGAGGCCAAGACCGGCCGCGCCACGGACGATTACAGGCGCGCGTTCTGGAACACCATGCGCTCCAAGGCTGCCCGCCCCGAGATTCTGGACGCGCTGCAGATCGGCACCGACTCCGAGGGCGGGTTTCTTGTGCCGGACGAGTTCGAACGCATGCTGGTGGAGGCGCTGCAGGAAGAAAACATATTCCGCTCCCTCGCCAACGTTATCCAGACCTCCAGCGGCGACCGCAAAATTCCGGTTACCACGACCAAGGGTACCGCGTCGTGGGTGGACGAGGAAGGTCTGATACCCGAGAGCGACGACGCGTTCGGGCAGGTGTCCATTTCGGCGTTCAAGCTCGCAACCATGCTCAAGGTTTCCGAAGAGCTGTTGAACGACAGCGTGTTCAACCTTGAGACTTACATCGCCACCGAATTCGCCCGCCGCATCGGCAACCGCGAGGAGGAATCCTTCTTCATCGGCGACGGTGCGGGTAAGCCCACCGGCGTGTTCGCTGCGGTCGGCGGCGCGGAGCTGGGCGTGACGGCGGCGAGTGCTACCGCCATCACAGCGGACGAGATCATCGACCTGTTCTACTCGCTCAAATCGCCCTATCGGAAAAAGGCCGTGTTTGTGACCAACGACGCGACCGTGAAGGCGATCCGTAAGCTCAAGGACAATCAGGGCCAGTACCTCTGGCAGCCGTCCATCACGGCGGGCGAACCGGATACCATTCTCAACCGCCCCGTCAAGACCTCCGCATATGTCCCCGTGATCGCGTCGGACTCCAAGCCCATCGCGTTCGGCGATTTCAAGTATTACTGGATCGCGGACAGGCAGGGCCGCTCTTTCAAGCGCCTCAACGAGCTGTACGCGCCCACCGGTCAGGTCGGGTTCATGGCTTCGCAGCGCGTGGACGGCAAGCTTATCTTGCCCGAAGCCATCAAGGTGCTGCGCATGAAGGCGTAGCCGGCGAAGGGCGGTGAACGGCATGGAGCTGCTGGAAAAGGTCAAAAAGAACCTGATCCTCCAACACGACGAGGATGACGCGCTGTTACAAGGCTACATCACCGCCGCCATTTCATATGCCGAGGGCTTTCAGAAGAAAGCACCGGGCAGCTATACCGCCGAGGCCAGCATGACGCCCGCCACAGAGCAGGCAATCGTCATGCTGGCCTCGCTCTTTTACGAGAGCCGGGACGGCGGCACGGGCGGCTTTTTCGCGGACAGCACGCAGGCGGCGCAGCAGGCGTGGGCGACGGTCGACTTGCTGCTGCGGCTGGACAAGGATTGGCAGGTGTAGCGCATGGGCCTTGGAAAGATGGGTGCATTCATAGACATCGTGGCGGTGACGGCTGCCAAGGATGACGAGGGCTTCGCCACAACGACAGATACGGTGCTCGCAAGCGTCCGGGCACACAAGGAAACGCGCCAAGGGCGCGCGGTGGGATCGAAGGATGCGGGTGTGTTTACGGCGGCAACGACGCTGTTCCGCTTCCGCGCCATCCCCTCCCTGAAAATCACAACCGCCCACGCGATACGCTGCGGCGGCGAGAGATACTCCATCGCGAGCGTGGCGGATGTGCGTGGCATGTATGTCGAAGTGCTCGCGGATATCGTGACCCCCAAAGGAGGCGGATGACATGGCGAAAGCGGAAATCCAGATGCCGGAAGAACTCATGGCCTCTTTGGAGGCGCTGGGCGATAAGACGGACGGCATCATACAATCGGCGCTCGAAGCGGGCGCGGAGGTAGTGATTTCAAAAGTGCGCGGCAACCTCGCCTCGGCGATCGGGCGCAATCTCAAGGCGCGGCGGCGCTCTACGGGCGCACTGCTGGCCGCGTTGGGTGTGTCGCCCGTCAAGATCGACCACAACGGCATCCACAACCTTAAGGTCGGGTTCAGCGAGCCGCGGCGCGGGGGCGGCGTCAACGCCAAGCTCGCCACCATCCTTGAGTACGGCAAGACGGGCCAGCCCGCAAAGCCGTTTTTGAAGCCCGCGCGTTCGGCGTCGCACGCGCCCTGCATCGCAGCCATGCAGCAGAAGTTCGAGGAGGAGGTCAACGGCATATGAGCCTGTTGAAGGAAGTCAAAGTCGTATTCGACGCGCTCGGTATCCCGGTGGAAACGGGCACGTTCAGCGACCCTCCACCCGATCGGTACGCGCTTATAACCCCCATGTCGGACGTATACGGGCTGTTCGCGGATAACCGGGCGCTGTTTGAAACGCAGGAGGCCCGGCTCTCGCTCTTCGACAAGGGTGCGTACACCTCCTTCAAAAACGCGGTGGTCAAGGCGCTGCTTGCGGCGGGCCTGACCATAACCGGCCGGATATACCTCGGGCGCGAGGCGGACACCGGCTATCACCACTACGCCATCGACGTGGCAAAAGAATACGCACTGGAGGAATAACATGGCAACGATCGGATTGGACAGGCTGTTCTATTCCGCGATCACGGAAGTGGACGGCATTGAAACATACGGCCCGCCCAAGGTGCTGGCAAAGGCCATCAAGGCGGATTTGTCCGTCGAGCTTATCGAAGCGATTTTATATGCGGACGACGGCGCGGCGGAGGTCATAAAGGAATTCAAGAGCGGCAAGCTCAGTCTCGGCGTGGACGATATCGGCACGCCGGTCGCCGAGGAGCTTACGGGCGCTGTGGCCGATGATAACGGCGTGCTCATATCGGGCAGCGAGGATATCGGCGGGCCTGTCGCGATCGGCTTCCGCGCGCAGAAGGCCAACGGCAAGTACCGGTATTTCTGGCTGTACCGCGTGATATTCGGCCTGCCCGCCACCAACCTGCAGACCAAGGGCGACTCGATATCCTTCCAGACGCCCACGATCGAGGGTACGGTCATGCGCCGCAACAAGCTCGACGCGAGCGGCCGCCACCCGTGGAAGGCCGAAGTCACAGAGGGCGATCCCAACGTCGTCCCGTCCACCATATCGGAATGGTTCTCCGAGGTGTACGAGCCGATTTTCACTTTGCAGCCATAAGGGGGGCACATGGACAACGAAAGGACGGCATTCATAGAGATTGGCGGGGACGAGTATGCGCTCGTCCTCACCACGCGCGCGACCAAGGAAATCGCCAAGCGGTACGGCGGCTTGGAGAACCTCGGCGACAAGCTGCTCAAGGCGGAGGATTTCACGCTCGCCATAGACGAGGTGGTATGGCTTTTGACCCTGCTCGCCAATCAGGGCGTACAGGTACACAACCTCCTGCATCCGAAGGACACCCGCGAGCTGCTCACCGAGGAAGCTGTGGAGCTTTTGACCTCGCCTGCCGACTTGGCAAAATACAAAGGCGCGATCATGGAGGCCATGTATCGCGGCACGGCGCGGCACATTCTGAGCGAGGATGATGGCGGAAAAAACGCGCAGGCCGGGTAAGCGACGAGGAGTTGTTTGCCCGGCTGATTTATTACGGGGTAAGCCAGCTCCACCGCGCAGAGCAGGAAGTGTGGCTCATGCCGCTCGGGCACCTGCTCGATCAATGGGAGGCGCATAAGCAGTTCCACGGGCTGGCAAAGCCCAAGCGAGAGATGTTTATCGAAGATATCATCCCCTATGGCATTTAGCGATCGGGCATTCCATTGCGGGATGCCTTTTTTGCTGCACTTTTTCAGGAAGGCGGTGACGGCATGGCGGATAATTTTGGCTTGAAGATCGGCGTTGAGGGCGAAAAAGAGTTCAAAAAGGCCCTGCGCGAGATCAATCAGGAGTTCAAGGTGCTCGGCTCCGAAATGAAGCTGGTCACCTCGCAGTTCGACAAGCAGGACAATTCCGTGCAGGCCGTTACCGCCCGCAAAAAGGTGCTCACAAAGGAAATCGATGAGCAGAAGGAAAAAATCAGCCTGCTGGAAAAGGCGCTTAAAAATTCATCGGATTCCTTCGGCCAGACGGACAGCCGCACCAAGGCATGGGCCGTCCAGCTCAACAACGCCAAGGCCGAGCTTAACGATATGGAGCGCGAGCTGGATAAGAACAACGCCGCGCTCGGGGAGGCCGAGCAGGGTTTCGCTTCCGCTGGCGAGGGTGTCGAAGAGTTCGGCGGCGCTGTTGAGGAAAGCGCCGACCGGACGGAAAAGGCCGGTGGCAGCTTTGAAAAGATAGGCGGCGTCCTCAAGGGCATCGGGGTTGCCGTGGGCGCGGCCATCATAGCCATCGGCACGGCGGCGGTCGCCGCCAGCGTGAGCTTGGTAAAGCTGGGTGACGAATACAATCAGGCGGTCAACCAGATTTCCGCCTCTACCGGCGCGACCGGAGCCGAGCTGGAGGCGCTGGGAGCCGTTGCTCGGAATGTGTACAAGAAGAACTTCGGCGAAAGCATGGCCGATGTGGCCGAGGGCTTATCGGTCGTCAAGAAAACCACAGGACTTTGGGGTGCTGATCTGGAAAAGGCCACGGAGTCCGGGTTTGCTTTGCGGGATACGTTCGGCTTTGAAATGCAGGAATCTGCCCGCGCGGCCGGTGCGCTCATAAAGAACTTCGGCGTGAGCGCCGAGCAGGCGTACAACATTATTGCGGTGGGCGCGCAGAACGGCGCGGACAAAAACGGCGACCTGCTGGACACCCTGAATGAATACTCCGCGCAGTATTCCGCGCTGGGCCTGTCCGCCGACCAGTTCATCGCGAGCCTGATCAGCGGTGCGGACGCGGGCGCTTTCTCCATTGATAAAGTAGGCGACGCGGTGAAGGAGTTCAACATCCGTGCCAAGGATGGCAGCGCCACCACGACGCAGGCGTTTGCGACGCTCGGGATGAACGCGGATGACATGATGCGCCGGTTCGCTTCCGGCGGGGCGGACGCGCAGGCGGCCTTCTTCGAGGTTGTGAGCGCGCTGAACACCATGGAAGATCCGTTGGCGAAGAACAATGCGGCCGTGGCGCTGTTCGGCACCATGTACGAGGATTTGGAAGCCAATGTTCTTCCGGTGCTTTCGAGCATGGCGGACGGCGCACAGCAAAACTACGATGCGCTCTCCCAAATCAATAAAATCAAGTACAGCGACCTCGACACCGCGATCGAGGGCACAAAGCGTTCCCTGCAGGGTGTGTTTTTGCCCGTGGTCAGCGAGGTATCGGCGGGCATCACCGGCGTATTCTCTACGCTCGGCAACGCCATCAACGAAGCGAACGGCGATTTTGAACAGATCGCTGCGGCCATCGGTACAGCGATCGGCGACGTTGCCGACATCATCGTGGAAAAGATGCCGATGTTTCTTGAGCTGGGTCTTAATATCGTCATGGCCATCGGCGGCGCGATCATCGAAAACCTGCCCATGCTGATCGAGGCGTCGGTGAATATCATCATGACGCTGCTCACCGCGCTGATCGAAGCGCTTCCCCGGATCACGGAGGCAGCGGTGACGCTTGTGCTCACTTTGGTGCAGGGGATTATAGCAAATCTGCCCGCACTGGTAGAGGCGGCCATTCAAATGATCGTGACGCTGGCGACGGGCTTGGCCGATTCGCTGCCGGAACTGATCCCCTCCATCGTGGAGGCTATCATTCTCATTGTACAGGTGCTCATACAGAACATGCCCAAGATACTCGACGCGGCGCTCAAGATCATTCAGGGCTTGGCGCAAGGACTTTTAAACGCCCTGCCCAAGCTCGTGGACGCGCTGCCTAAGATCATAACGGCGATCATCGACTTCATCGTGAACAACCTGCCCAAGATCATCGAAATGGGCATATCGCTCACCGTGCAGCTTGCCGTGGGCCTGATTCAGGCCATTCCCCAGCTTGTCAAAGCAATCCCGCAGATCATTTCGGCGATCATCGACGGCTTGGGCAAGGCGCTCGGCGCGGTGTGGGAAATCGGTAAAAACATCGTCACGGGCCTGTGGAACGGCATCCAAAGCATGGCCTCGTGGATCAAGAGCAAGGTCAGCGATTTTGTGGGCGGCATCGTCAGCGGTATCAAGGGTGTGCTCGGCATCCGCTCGCCCTCCACCGTGTTCGCCGGGATAGGCGGCCACATGGCGGAGGGCCTTGGCGTGGGCTTCACAAAGGCCATGGACAGCATACGCCGGGATATGTACGGGGCAATACCGACAGATTTCGATGTGGATGCGCGTCTCGGCACAAGCGGAAGACCGAACGGTGCGTCCGGCGGCACCACCATCCACCAGAGCATATCGGTGGTCACGCCCAAGGCGCTCAGTGAGCGGGAGCTTTCCCGCGAGTTCAAGAACCTATCACGCAAATTGGCGCTGGAACTGTAAGGAGGCCGCATGCACATCACATATGAAAACAGCGGCGGAGAAACGCTCACCCTGCGCCAGCGCCGCCCGTACTTCCTCACAAGCGTGGATGGTACAGGGCAGACACGGCAAAACATACTCACCTTCAAAGCGCCGAATCAGGACGGCGCTTTTTATATTTCCGGCACATTGGACATGCGCAACATCACGCTGGAGGGCACGATCGTTGCGGGCAGCACCGACGAGGCGGCAATGCTGCGACAAAGGCTGCTGCGTATCTTTTCCCCCAAGAAGGCGGGGGTGCTCACGTTTCGCGGCAAGCGCATCCCCTGCAGCGTGGAGGAGGTCGCCTTCGCCCAGCGCAGCAGCGCGCGCACGCCTTCCTTTTTTATCTCTCTGCTCTGTCCCTCGCCGTTCTTCGAGGACATCGACGAGCTGCGCGTGGAACTTGCGGCATGGACGGCCAAGTTCCGCTTTCTCTTCGAAATCCCCGAGACCGGCATGGAGTTCGGCGCGCGTGAGCCGAGCCAGATCATATTTGTCGACAACGACGGCGATGTGCCCTGCGGGTGCAGCATCCAGTTCCGGGCGCTGGGCAGCGTCGTGAACCCCGAGCTCATGAACGTGGACACCGGCGAGGTCATGCGGATTCTTCGCACCATGACGCCCGGCGAGCAGATCACGGTGGACACGCACTTTGCCGCCAAACGCGTGCGCAGCGTCATGGGAGGTGTGACGGCGAACGCGTTCCCGGACGTGGATACCGCGTCCACGTTCCTGCAATTGGGCGTGGGCCGCAACACGCTGCGCTACAGCGCGGCCGAGAACATGGACATGCTGGAGGTCACCATTTTCTTCCGGCCGCAGTATTTGGGGGTATAGCATGGAGCTTTATATATTCGGCGCGGATCGCAGCCTGCTGGGCGTGATCGAGGCATATGAGCACCTGCAATGGACACGGAAGTACAGCGCATGCGGCAGTTTCACGCTTCGCGCCATTGCGGATACCAACAATCTGAACCTATTGCGCATGGGGCACATCCTGTGGAAGAACGACGATGCCGAGGCCGGGATCATAGACCACATCGAGCTAAACGCACAGGAGCAGGAATACATCACCGTCGGTGGGCGGTTTGCGACCGGGCTGCTGGCCCGCAGGATCATCTGGCATACGGAGATGCTGCAGGGCAATCTCTCGACCGCTGCCGCGCAGCTTCTCGCCAACCATGTGATCGCTCCGTCCGACCCGGACAGGGCGATTTCTGGTATGAGCTTCATTTCGTCACCCCTGTCCCAAACCGTAACAACGCAGGTTTCCTATCGGAACCTGCTTACCACCGTCGAGGAGTTATGCGCCGCCTGCGACGTGGGCCTGCGCACGGCGTTCGACCCGATCACAAGGCTGCTCACCGTCACGCTGTACGAGGGCAGAAGCACTTCGGCGGTATTTTCCAGAGAGTTTGAAAACCTCACCGAACAGGTGTACACGCACAGCGCGCGGGACTACGCGTGCGTGGCGCTGGTCGGCGGCGAGGGCGAAGGCGAGCTGCGCACAATGGTCACTTCCGGCACCGGCAGCGGCCTTGGCCGGTACGAGGTGTTCGTGGACGCAAAATCGCTGCGCAGTGAGGACTTCGGAGAAGGGTACGCGGCCGCGCTTATCCAGCACGGGGATATCCGGCTCAAGGAACTCGGCGTGGCGCAGAGCTTTGACGCGACGCTCCACAACCAAGGAAATCTGCGCTACCGGGAGGATTTCGACCTGGGCGATATCGTGACGGTGGTTTCCCCGCGCTGGGGCATATCCATGCGCACGCGCATTACGGAAATCGAGGAAACCTACGGCGCTGACGGTAGGCACATCGACATTGTGCTCGGGCGTGGCGCGCTCACGCTCGCACAAAAGCTCAAGGGGGTATAACCATGGAAAAGAGCGGTTTTTTCAACTCGTCCGGCGGCGACCGCGTGTACGACGCTTCGGACTTCGCCGGGTATTTCGCCAAGCTGGTCACCAACGGCATCTTTTACGTCGATACCAATAACCTCAAGGTCGCGGCCTCCGACGGCATGCATGTGCTTGTGGCTCCGGGCAGCGCGTGGATCAGGGGCTATGCATATGAAAACACGCTCCCGCTGGAGCTGACACTCGCTACGGCCAACGGCGCGCAGCCGCGCATTGACCGGGTGGTGCTGCGCTTGAGCAACGTGGACAGGAACATCGCGCTCACGATAAAGACCGGCGCGGCGCTGGAAATTCCCATACCGCCCGCCCTGACGCGCACCGTCGAAGTGTACGAGCTGGGGCTTGCGGATGTGCTCGTGGGCAAGGGCGTGGTGTCGATCACGCAGGATAAGATCACGGACACGCGGCTTGATTCCGCGCTGTGCGGCACGGTGAATTCCCTGATCACCGCCGTGTACGAGTAAGGCGGTGTGAGATATGCCGACATTAACCAGACAATGTACCCATGTGTGCGAAATCGACAGGGCTTCCTCCGATCAGGCCAACGCCAACTCGTGCGATGTAGGCAAATACGCGGCTACGACAAACAACTGCTTTTTCAACTTCGAGAGCCTGAACACGCAGATACCCGCAGGCTCCACGATCAACAGCGCTTCGCTCGTATTGGCGCAGGTTTTGGGCGGCCACGCCACGACGCTTACCAGCAAGGTTAGCCTGCGCAAGGGGAATTGGGGCACGTTCACATGGAGCGTCGGCCCACATCTGGCGCGCGACGGCAACCAGTTTATGCTTACCGGCGCAAACGCGGCAACCCGCACGATCGACGTTACGAACATTGTCCAGTGGATCGTGGACAACAACAGCCCCGATCATATTTTCCGTCTGGAGCGCGTGCCCAACGACCAGAGCGGCACCAACGACGCAAAGCGCTTTTCCACAACGCCTGCCAACCACAGCATACAGATCAACTACACGCCGCTTGCACCGTGCGGGCCTCCGACCAATGTCACAATATCGCCATCCGTGGCGGAAACAGAAGCAACGCTCACGTGGAGCGGCGCGACGGGCGGCGGCGCAAACGCCATCACAGGGTATGAGATCGCATACAGCGATTCGCCTGACGGCGAAAATTGGGGCTTATGGCAGCCGCCTGCGATTGTGCCTTCTTCCTCGGGCAGCGGTTCGTATACCGTCGCGCCGCCAACGACGCGCGGGCATTACCGGCGGTTTCGGATACGCACGCGCGGTGCGCTGGGAGAGGCGTATTACTCGGGCTGGGTGACGTCGGGCACCCTGCGCAAAAACGTGCTGCCCTCGCCGCCGGGTGTGTTTACTGCCGCGCCGGAGGTGTACGAGGGTGGGAGCATCACCCTCTCATGGAGCGGCGTGGTGCCGGGCACCAGCGCAATCAAGTCGTACACGATCCAGAGCGCAAGCTCCATGGACGGCGGCGTCACATGGTCGGGCTTTGCGCAGCTTGCCACGATCCTGTCCTCCGCGACCTCCGGCAGCACGGTTGTGGCGGCGGATATGCGCGACGGGGTCAAGGTTGTGTACCGCATTCGGACGGTAGACAGCTTCGACGCGGCCTCGGCGTATGCGTCGAGCAACATCGTCAGCATGGTCACCGCGCCGCCCGCGCCTGCGGTATTGGCACCGATATTCGGCAAAACGGCCTACAGCATCATGCCACGGGCGCTGCTCAAGACCGGCGCATATGCGGGCGGAAGCCAAACGCTACGCATTCGTGTGGATGGAGGGCCATGGTACGACAGCGCGGCCGATCCGGCGCGGTTCTCGGTACCCGGTTCCTTGGGCGGCAACACCGCGACCATATTCGTGCCACCACCGCTTTCGCCGGGGAGCCATACCCTCTCGGTCAAGGCGGTCAACGCCGCCACGGGGACGGAAAGCACAGTGGTGACCATATCCTTCATCATCGCGGCGTCGCCGTTTTCGGCGCTCACCGCCAACGTGACCACGGTCAGGGCGGCGCACATCCAGCAGCTTCGTGACGCGGCCAACGCCGTGCGGCGCTATTACGGCCTGCCGATACAGGTATGGAAGGAAACCGTCGCGGCTGGCAAAACGCCCGTGTGGCGCTGGCCGCTGCACATCGCGGAGATACGCAGCGCTGTGGACGATATCGTGAGCGTGATCAATGCTCACGACGCATCCGGCGCGTTCAATGTGCTGCCGGTCGGGTGGCTGCCCTTCACGGCGGGCAGGCCGCGCGCGGATTTGATGCGACAACTGCAAGACCTGATATTGACGCTTTAGGGCGCTCCCACAAGGGAGCGCTTTTTAGTTAGAACAACGAGAAAGTGAGGATGGCAAATGCGGATTTGGAATGGAATACAGCTTGTTTTCACCGCGATCGGCGGCGGGATCGGCTGGTTTGTGGGAGGGGTGGACGGCGTGCTGATTGCGCTTATAGCCGTGGTGGCGATCGATTACCTGACCGGCGTGATGTGCGCGGTCGTCGACAAGAAGCTCTCCAGCGAGGTCGGCGCGAAAGGAATTTTCAAGAAAGTGCTGATATTCGCCCTCGTCGGCGTGGCGCACATGATCGACAGTCAGGTGATCGGAACCGGCAGTACGCTTCGTACTGCCGTGATCTTTTTCTACCTGAGCAACGAGGGCATCTCCGTCGTGGAAAACGCGGCGCGGTTGGGGGTGCCCGTACCGGACAAGCTGCGGGACATGCTCGCGCAGCTCGCAAATAAGGGGGATAAAAACGATGCTGAATAAGTTCATTTCCTATCTTGAGGAACAGGTGCGCAACCACAGCATGTATGTATGGGGCGGACAAGGCGAGCAGGGCCGCCAAGTAAACGAGGCTTGGATACGCAAGCGCGAGAATAGTACAGCCAACGCCGCGAGGGCGATCGCCTTCTGGCGCAAACAGGTGATCGCGGGCTACGGCGACGTACTGCGCGCCTTCGACTGCTCGGGGCTGGCCGTGTATTTCCTGCTGAAAGAGGGCCTGCTCTCGTCTGATACCACGGCGGATGGCCTGATGCGAAAATGTACCCGCATTTCCCAAGGCGAGCTGCGGCGCGGCGACTTCGTATTCAAGGTGGATGCGAAGGGTAAGGCGTACCATATCGGGTACATCGTGGACGATGCCCTGAACGTCATTGAGGCGCAAGGCCGCGACACCGGGGTGGTCAAGTCGCCGCTCAAGGGCTGGAATGCATATGGCAGGCCGCCCTTTTTTAATGCCGTGGCTACGCCCGCTCCTGCGCCTGCGACCCAAAGCCGTGTATTGACGTTGGTAAAACCCTATATCCAAGGCGCGGACGTAGCCGTGCTGCAGGCGGCTCTCAAAAAGCGCGGGTATACTGTGGGCACGATCGACGGCGTGTTCGGCCCGAAGGCGGATAAGGCCGTGCGCAGGTTCCAGAAGAAGGCCAAGCTCACAGTGGACGGTAAGGCTGGGCCTAAGACCAACGCCGCGCTCGGCTTGGAGTGGCGCGGATAAACAATTTATCAACGGATGCGGGGCGCTGCTGCATGCAGCGCCCCGTTGGTATGGGGGCAAAAGTATGACTTTAGAACAAAAAGAAACCGTGTTCCAAATGCGGGATCAGGGGTTGAGCTATGCAGAAATAGCATCTGCCCTCAAAATATCCAGAAATACTGTGAAGTCTTTTTGTAGACGGAGTTCTCCAACATTAGAGAAAACGGCATTGGATAATAAGCAAGATATGCATGAAAATCACAGCCGTTGCAAGCAGTGTGGCACCCTGCTTATTACTCATGGGCACAGAGGGAAGCCGAGGCTTTTTTGTTGCGACGCATGCCGCCGTACTTGGTGGAAAGAGAACAACAGCGATACACCAAACAGAAAGGCGTATTATCGCTTGATTTGTATGGGGTGCAAACAAGAATTCAAAAGCTACGGCAACAAGGCCCGCAAATACTGCGGGCATGCCTGTTATATAAGGAACAGATTTGGAGGAGGAGAGCATGACCAAAGAGCAGTTTGAGCGGGAGAAGAACTACCGGGTGGCGCTTTCCATAGCCAAAACCATGCTCGCGCGCGGGCTGATCAACGAGAAGGATTACGCCAAAATCAACACGAAACTGATCGCCAAATATCGTCCCATTTTCAGCGGATTGTGCCGCTGAATTAACTTGCTATGTGTGAAACACAGAGGTAACATGCCTACTGCAAGGAGGGATCGTATGGCAAGAAATATACGGATAATAGGGCCTTTATCGCCCGCAGCGCCCAAGAAAAAGCGCGTGGCCGCATATGCGCGGGTATCCAGCGGCAAGGACGCAATGCTCCACTCGCTCTCGGCGCAGGTCAGCTACTACAGCGCCTATATCCAACGTCAGCCGGGCTGGGAATACGCCGGTGTGTACGCGGATGAGGCGCTCACCGGCACCAAGGATGACCGCCCGGAGTTCCAGCGGCTGCTTGCCGACTGCCGGGCCGGGCAAATCGATATGGTAGTTACAAAGTCCATATCAAGGCTGGCAAGGAACACGGTAACTATGCTGGAGGCGGTGCGCGAACTCAGGGCGCTGAACATCGATGTGTTCTTCGAAAAAGAGAATATTCACAGTCTGAGCGGGGATGGTGAGCTGATGCTTACCATCCTCGCTTCTTTTGCGCAGGAGGAAAGCCGGTCGGTCAGCGAAAACTGCAAATGGCGCATCCGCAGTCGTTTTCGGGACGGCGAGCTGGTGGGCCTGAGTTATATGTACGGCTATCGCATATGCAAAGGCGTGATCAAGGTTGATTTAGTCGAAGCGGCGGTCGTGAGGCGGGTTTTCCGGGATTGCATCGAAGGCATCGGCGTGGAGACGATCGCAAAGCGGCTCAACGAGCTGGGCATATCGCAGCGGCGCGGTGGCGAGTGGTCAGGGGCGCGCGTGCTGCACCTGCTGCACAATGAAAAATATACCGGCAACGCCCTGTTGCAAAAAAGCTACGTCGCCGACCACCTGACCAAGAAGGAACGCCCCAATAAAGGCGTACTCCCCATGTACTTTGCGGAGGGTACGCATCCCGCCATCATCGACCGGGGCACATTCGATCGTGCGCAACGGCGGCTTGAAGCCAACAGGAAAAGCAACAACATTTCCAAAGATGCGCCTGCCAGATACCCCTTTTCCGGCATCATCCAATGTGATAATTGCGGGCAGAAATTCAAGCGCGTCGTGTGCCATGGCAGGCCCTACTGGCAATGCACGACGTATCTTCGTAACGGCAAGGCCGCCTGCCACACCAAACAGATACCCGAGCCTATTCTGCTGTCGCTTGCGGCACAGGCGCTTGGGCTTTCCGCTTTTGATGAGGCGGCTTTCAACAGCCAAATCCAAGAGATGCGCATACCCGCGCACGATCGGGTGATTTTTGTGTTTCACGACGGCCATACGGCGGAGTGCGTATGGCAGGACAATTCGCGCCGGGATAGCTGGTGTGAGGAGAAAAAGCAGCAGGCGCGCCAGCGTCAGCTTGAATATATGGAAAAGGAGAACAGCCAATGCAACCAAACGCCGCAAGAGTAACCGTAATCCCTGCGTATACGCGGCCTTCTAATACAGGGCCTGTGGGCCTTGCCTCAAAAAAGCGCGTGGCGGCATATGCCCGTGTATCCACCGATAGCGAGGAGCAGCTTACCAGTTATGAGGCGCAGGTAGATTACTACACCCGCTATATCAAGGAAAAGGACGAGTGGTCATTCGTTGAAGTCTATACGGAAATAATAGTTCCCTATATGATACGGCTTCGTTTCCGGGATTTCGTTAAAGAATGTAAAAACCTTTTGATTTACAGACTTTCTCACACCGAGGGGTGTGCAAAGGTCCTATTTTTTTGCCCGCTATTTTCGACAGACTATTTTGAACGTGTGCAACTGAGTGTTCACGATGGTAATTTTGCACACCCTTACAACGATGAAGCCGTCCCGTAACGATTTACAGGACAGTTCGTTATGAGGGTGTGCATATTGTGCTCTATAGAATAGAGTTGTTTTGCTATTCGCAAAGAGAATAAATTTTCGGCATACCGCCAGAATCTATCACCTTGCCAATTTCAATCAGCCCAAAAACAATCAACGCTCTAACATAAATGTAAGGAGTATCCGTATCGGGGTATAACACTTTCACATACGGTGCAAGATCATCAAACGAGCCGACACTGTAATTGCTACCATTGCTGTCGGAGACAGCATATGTGGCAGGGTCAAATTTCCCATAGAAATTTTTAACTGCATATGCAAAAGCAAATTTTGCAGCAGATGTTCCGTGGTCAAATTTCCCCGTTGCGACCAGTTTATCAGCCACCTCGTTAGCGGCTTTTGATAAGCGGAAATTTGTTATATCGTTCATATCTGTCACCTCCAGTTATTGCAGTTCTATTGCTGTATGGAAAGAACCATACTTTCTCAGGCGATATTCTTTTTTGAGTGTGCTTCCTAAAACCTGTCTGGCGGTCTGCCCATCAATCTCATCAGTGTACGCCAAAAGAATGATCTGATCGGACATTAATGGCAGTGCCTTTGTTATGTTTTTCTTATGGGTTGGATCGAGACGTCCAAAAGGAGAATCCATTATAATAGGTCCGCTTAAGGGGGCGTTTTTGTGTAAAGCGCCAATCAACGACAGTGCCACAATATGCTCAAACCCGGCAGAACGGAATGGTATTATTTCACCGGAACGATGTTGTATGGAGAGGCCATAGTTGTCATTAATTTTTAACGCTGTATAGTCAGGATCGCTGCTAATGTTGCAGAAAAGCTCTGTAGCATCACGTTCAACTTCCGCTTTTAGTTTGTCACGATATGCAGCGATGCCGTCGTTAAATAACTGATGGAGTGCTGCACAGATTTCAACCTTTTTTACTGCAAGATTTAAATCCGCATCAGAAGTACCTGCTTTCCGAACTTTTTCTTCAAGGCTTGCTAAAGCAATGTCGGCTTCTTTTATTTTATCCTTAGTTGCTTGAATACCTTCCTTTAGATTTTCAATCTTTGAATAGCACTTTGCCAAGTTTTGTGCATTCTCTTTTGCGACAGCGGTGAGGTCACTTATATTTCCGTAGCGGCTAATCTCATCTCGCAAATCTTTGAACTGACCTTTTGCGTCATCAATCTGCACTAAGAGATCAGCCAGCTGATCCTCATAAACCTTGAGAACTTGGGCGTCTGTAGCACTCTGCATACTTTCCAAAGATGCCTGTCGGATTTGAAGAGTTTTCATGCGCCCGATTTCTTCGGTGGACAGTCCGCCAAATTCTCCTGGCTCTTCTTCAAGTCGCTTTTTAAGTGCAATTACGTGAGCTTCATCTACATCCTGGTTACAGCATTCACAATGATGCGTTTCTACGATACGTTGAATATATGTCATAAGTCGAGCAACAGACTCATGCGTATTGTGCTTTTGCTGGAGAGTATATAGTTCAGACTTAACCTGAGATAGAATTTCAGAGGTTTTCTTGCCAATCACATATCTCCAGACATCTTTTGTCGCAACAACAATTGACTGTAAAAGGCCATCACGTGTAGCTTCTTTTGCAGCAATATCGCTCTCTAAATGCTCCATGTTCTGGATTAATGCTCTGAGATGCTCGTTCTGTTTTCCTTCGTCCTCAAGTTTTGCCCTGAGATTTTGCGCCTCCTCATATGCTGCTTGAAGCCGCACCAGTTCTTTTGTTTGCTCATCCTTCTTTGCCGTTTCCGATTCAATCTGTGCGGCATACTTTTCTGTCTGCTTATTTGCCTGAGCTGCTTTTGTCTGTTCCTTGCGGTATTCGTCAAGGACAAAGGCAGTATCATTAGCGGCGCTTGTCAAAATGGGGACTCCTAAAATTGATTCAATAGATTTCTTGATTTTTTCGCCGGCAGAAGTTTCATCTTTCACGAGTTCCTCGTATTCCTGAAGCAATTCACCATCGAATAGGAAAAATCGAGAAACATCCTCTGGCATTATTAATGCCAGTTCATGTTCTTTATTTGGAGCAAAATGCCCATCAACCTTAAGAAAAACATCCTGAACATAGTCATCGTTCTTGGAAGGAACTGTTACACCAGAACGAACACTATATTGACGAGTAAGTTCATATTTTTTTCCATCGTGGAGCATTTTCAATACAACCTTAAAATCGTATTTACCCGCTTTCATTCCTTCTCGGTTCACCAATTTTAGAATATCTTCTACCGTCTCATGGCGGTATTGGAATCTGCCAAACAAGGCATAACGGAAGAGGTTCAGAAGCGTGGTTTTCCCATGTCCATTGTCTCCCCAAATAAGGGTAACACCATCCCCATCACCGAAGTCAATTGTCTGCTCACCTTCATAAGGGCCAAAATTATTGATGGTTATACTCGTAAACTTCAACATAACAAACAACCCTCCTTATTAAATGGTTACCGTCTTCAGAAAATCATCTATGACTTTCTGCGTATCATGTCTTGCCTTTGTCCTATCATCCTGAGACGAAAATTCCGCATTTACGATATCTTGAATCAATGATGCAGGTATTTTAGGCTGCTGCTTGGCTCTGATTTTTTCCAATACGGAAATCAGTTCATTGATTTCGATGTTAGTCATTGTCATCATCCTCCTCAATTCCGGTGTTTTGTAAACTGTTGTAGTCGATCTGGTAATCAACGGCTATATTTTTCAAATCGGTAACACAGGCAGGGTTTTCTGCGCCTAAACCAAACTGAATCGCTCTTGATAATTCACCGATAATAATCGACATAGACTTTGGCGTTTCTTCAGATTCGACCACGGGAACCGTAATCGCATCATAAAGATGTGCGAAGAGCTTACCTGGTGAATTTCTTAGAATCCTACCTCTGCGCTGAATGAATTCTCTTGGATTCTGTGAAGACGCAAGAATCAAAGCGTGTGTGGTAGAAGGAATATCAATACCTTCATCCAAGCACTTAATCGAAACCAAGACGCCGCCGTTCTTAGAAAAGTATCGGAGCGTCTCGTCTCGATCACCTTCCATATCTGCATAGTATTCAAATGCATCAAAACCAGCGTCAATCGCACCGTTCAATACACTCTTTAACTGTGTGATATTGTCGCAATAGATAATCCAACTCTGGCCTACCACATATTCTCTAAGCAAGAGATTGATGGCCAAGGGAACTTTACCAGATGCATTCTTGACAATACGCGCTCTGTTAATCAACAATTGCTTCAAGCGTGTGTTGGAGGTAATACTCGTATCTGAATTTCCATTAGCTTTCATACGAGCCATAAGCTGACTTATCTGTTTTGTAATATCGTTCCATTCTTCCTGCTCATTTTGTGTGAGGGTAATGGTGAGTGGGTTATAAAAATACTTTGTTAAAACGCCGCTTTTTATTGCGTCATCCAATGTATAGGGTGGTGGTACGAGACCGCCAAAATAATCAAAGAGCGCAGACGTTCCTTCGGGATCTCCATATCTGCGTGGCGTGGCAGATAAGCCCAACCTTGCACCTGCATCTATATTTAAGGCGTTACGTCTCCGTGGGCTTCCCAATCTATGTACTTCGTCAGCCACGACAAACAGATGATTACCATGCGATACATTTTTTACAAAATCATCTGAGCAGGCTGTATCCATAGTTGCAAGAATAATGCGATGAGTTGAACCTCCATCACTTGTCCAAGATGCCAAAGTTCCGGGCTTTTTCCACTCGTTATTGTTATCCCCGCAAAGAAGATAGTATATTTTATCTTCGAGCAAGGTTTCCCTCAATTCTCGATCCCATTGTTTTAATAGGTCTCTTGATGGGACTAAAATCAGTACGACTTCATTTCTCTTAAAAGCATCATGGATTGCACACATGGCAGTGAAAGTTTTTCCGCTGCCTGTAGCATGTTCAAAAATGCCTCGGCGATTATTCTTTACCCATGCTTCAAGGGCATTTACTTGATGCGGACGGGGTGTGCGGCTGCCAACATGATTACTTGGTTTCCACTTTTTTGCCTTGTTTTCTTCTACATGGATTTCATCCAGTAATTCGTGCCATTTTACTCCCTCCGCTTTAGTTCGTAATATTTCTTTAGAGGCACTCGGGAATTGATACACAATAATTCCTGAAACGGATTCTGACCATAGCTTTTCAAAAAATACTGATGCGTCATCAACTCGTTCGGCATCGCGGCTATCGAGCCAATCCGGAAATACATCAATAGACTCCATGTTTCCATCGGAAGATAGTCCTCTGTACGTTTCATTCATTGAACCACGGAAGCCCACTTTATTACCATCGGAATCCGTGAAAATACCGACTTTGTCGTGAAACAGTCTCCTTGCATTTGGTGATTCTTTGCCAGTTGGAACAGCGATTTTTACATCAATAATGCCTTTTGAAATCATATATGCAAGTAGCTTTGCTGGAGCAGATAAAAAAGGATCATCAAATAAGGTCTGCACTTCTTTTGCAAGCGACTCCGCGAGCAATTCATCATTTTTCGCAGAGTAGCCATTAGCTAACGCAGTGGCATCTTCATCAGATACATACGGTGAACATATCAAGCGCATCTTACCATTGTTATCGATAAATTCCCGTAAAGCATCCCAGGCAATAATGTAGATTGTGCTTCCAAAATACCCGGAGATTCTATCGTAACGGCTTGAGTGCCTCATGCATGGAAGATAAAACATATCAGCTATGTCATGCTCGGCCTTATTATAAGAAGTAAGATATGTTTGTTCCTTAAGACTCATATGTACCTCCAAGTAGTTCTTCGTGCATGATATCCATACGACGAATTATGGCATCGTACAAAAACTGAGGGCGAGCACATACAATACGCTCATTATTTTTTCTCGTTGTTTCAGATACCTTTGTGCAAAGAGCTTCAACAATCACATCAGCCTTAACTTGCATATTGCAACTATATGCAAAATCAAGATGTTTTTCAGCATCCCAAAAAGCAAAAACAATATCTTCGCCGTCCCGTACTAATGCACCAATAATAGGCATGCGCCCATCAGAATAGTCAAGATGTCCACGTTCTCCATGCTTTTGACCAGGAAGGATTATTTGAATCTTATATTCGCCTAAAGCACGACCGCCAGGAGGATTTGTGCAGTTCCATAAGTAAACACGCAGACGTAAGCTTCTTGGACATAAATCCACAAGAAGAGGAAATGATGTCGTGTCACTATGCCAAGTGACATGATCATCGAGTCCCTCAATGAAAATAGTATTCAATGCTTTTTTACTAAGTCTCTTTTTCTTTGCCATTATCATGTCCTCCTGCGATAGAGCGAAGAAGAGAAGCCGCATGTTCTACATATTCTTCTACAACATCAAACCCAACAAAGCGCCGCCCGAGAGACAAAGCTGCATATCCTGTGGTACCACTTCCCATCCAAGGATCAACCACTAAGTCGTTTTCTGCTGTTGTAGCTTTTATATATTTTTGTGGCAGATACAACGGCTGCGTGGCTGGATGGTCATCAATTCGAGCCGATACCCCTCCGCTTATAATATTCTTTGGTAATGCGCCCAATGGGTTTGGGGCTATTCGTTTATTTTTGCGAACGTATGTGTTGCCGTTTGAACGGGGCTTGTATTCGTAGGTTTCGTATGTTTGAACACTATGGGATTCATAAGGCCTTCGTATTGCGTCAATATTTATTGTCCATTTAGAGGATTTTGAAAACCATAGATTCTGTTCATAAGCATCTTGGCAGGCTACCCGAAGTCCCGTGGGTACAGGATTCTCTTTTACCCAAATCTCGATATCAACACAATGCAATCCCCACGTTTCTTCCATTTCTATTGCGAGTTTTTCTATTACCAATGAACGTTTGGACGAACATTTGGATGTTGATTTCTCCCTGTTCGCTTTAACATTTATCACAATAAAGCCATCATCGCGTAGTTTTAAACAAGCTGAATCCAAAAATGGTGACATTTTTCTTATATATTCAGACGATCGCCATACTCCATATTCACGTTCTGCATTGGGATATGGAGGTGAACCATAAATGAGTTTTATGGATTTATCTGGAAGCAGAAGCATTCCTTTTGCGCCATCCATTCGTCGGACTGCGTAGTTGCTCTTATTTATCTCCTGTATTATCATCGGCAACCTCTTCTTGTAAATCCTTTTCATATTGCAATCTCAGAGCGGCAAGACGGCAATAATCAGAATTAGCATCAATGCCAATCCATATGCGGTTAAGTCGTTGTGCCACAGCAGCAGTGGTGCCAGAGCCTGAAAATGGATCGAGTACAACATCTCCTGCAGAACTTCCAGCAAGAATAAAAAATTCTGCCAGTTTTTCGGGGAAACGTGCAGGGTGGCCAATTCCCTCTTCTTTACATAACTTCATAAAATAATCATTACTGCTTGTGTTTGCAATTTCAATTACTGTTCCAGGGTCTGAACCACCGTTATCGGTCCACACCTTCTCACAATCGAAATTATGTGTGCTGGGACGTGTATTGTAGTTTCGATCTCCCTTTCCTTTGCCCTGAAGATATTTTTTCATATCTTTACTGTACGGCTTTCTGATTGGATCCATATTAAATTCCCATGTGTCACCCTTTGCCAACCAAAAGCAATATTCGTGTGATTTTTTAGTGCGACCATAACCTCCCCTAGAATATACATTTGGAGGAGTCGCAGGATTATACCATATATAGTCGCGTACAAGATGAAACCCAATTTCTTTACATAATTTCAATAAAAGCTCAAATACATATAGGTGCTGAAAGTTATCTACAACTTTATCGCTGATATTAAGAACGAAACTGCCATCGTCCTTAAGGATCCGATGCATTTCCCTTGCTTTTGGAATAAACCAATCAACATATTCATCAGGTGGAATCGTGCCATCTACATCGCCATAATCACGTTTATCTGCATAGGGAGGAGATGTTAGTATAAGATCAATACTCGAATCTGGTATAGTTTGTAAAACAGTTTCACAGTCACCACATATAAATTTATCACGAAACGTGTTTAGCGTTTTTTTCTTTTTCATTGTTACACCTTTTCATTTTCGTTATTAAGTTGCTCTTTGTCATCCAATGAAATTTCCATTATATCCGAAATATCACACTTAAGCGCATCGCATATTTTCAAAAGCACATCGGTCGTTAGATTTTCATTTTTTGATAGCTTTGCCATAGAAGCAGTACTAATACCTGTCGCTTCTCGCAAGTCTTTTCTTTTCATATCTTTATCAATTAAAAGTTTCCAAAGCTTTTTATAACTGACAGTAGACATTTTCTACCCCTTCCAATTTATTATCGCATAGCTTTAAGAGCATATCGCAAAATAATATTTTGCGTTCACATATAATTATACGGATTTTTATCGAATAAGTCAATAATTTTTAGAAACATCTCGGGGGTTATCTATAATATTTTATTTTAGAAGCTCTCTTGACATTGACCCAAAAAAGATGTACACTATTGTTAGCTGTTTAGCTAACAGATAACAGATATTTAAAGTTGGAGGTGTCACAATGGAAATTGGAAATAAATCCTTTGGTGAATTACTTACTTTTTTCAGAGAAAAGAAAGATGTAACATTAAGGGAACTGGCCAGAGGGATTGGCGTTTCCGCACCATTCTTAAGTGATGTTGAAAAAGGAAGGCGCGCTGCCTTGACAGCTGAGCGCATAGAAAAGGTTGTTGTTGTTCTGCATTTAGATGAAGAGGAAGCAACAGCCCTGTATAATGCAGCCGGGAAACAGAAAAACTCAATTCCTCCAGATTTACCGGAATATATTATGGAACATGAGTACGTCAGCGCAGCTCTTCGCACAGCCCGCGATCTTGATGCAAGCGAGGAAGAATGGCAGCGATTTGTGGATGATCTGAGGAGGCGAAAAGGATAAGGCATGTTTAAACCAGAATTGAGGTATTCTAATACCGGAATTCCTATAATATCAAACGCAGAGATTGATACAATAGGAGAACGAATGATAGTAGATTTTGATAGTTCTTCTTTATTTAATCCGCACGCAATTGATATTGAAAGATTTGTAGACAAATACCTAAAAATGCCGATTGAATTTATGTACTTATCTCACTGTGGTGTTTATCTTGGCACGACAGTATTTCAGACGACAAATCGTCTTCCCATTTACATTCCAGAAGAAAATCGAGCAGATTATGCTCATGTAGAGGCTGGCACAATTGTAATTGATGGCAGTCTTGATAGTGAAAATCAAGAGCATCGTCTGCGTTTCACACTCGGTCATGAAGGCGGACATGGCATTTTTCACCCATCCTATTTTCTTAATACAATAGGTTCCAGTGAGAGAGATAACACTGGAATATATGTGAGATGTCGTTCGGATTTTAAGGCATCTTGGCAAAATCTCAATGGCTTTCATAATATGTCTGATGCCGAACGAGTTGAACAACAGGCTAATCGCTTTTCTGCTGCTGTTTTAATGCCTAAAAGTGCTGTTAAAATTCTACTTGCAGGAAAGCCGTATGACGGGACGACGGAGTGGATTATTTCTTCGATGACCCAGATTAGCGATACTTTTAACGTTTCTAAAGAAGCAGCTTTTTATCGTCTAAAGGGACTTGAAATTATAGATGATTATAAAAAAATACCAATTGTAATGTAAAAAATATATGGCGAGAAGGCGCTATATATTTTTTTACCCAATATGTTAGCTGTTAAGCTAACAGCTACTAAGAAAGGAGATACTATGAATAAAAAAACAAAGTCTCTTAGATGCCCTTGCTGTGGCAAGAGGGCCTGCGACATTTCGGATATTCCCAAGGAAAAAATTTATATTGAAATGAAATGCCCTCAGTGTCACAACATTGTAAGAATATGGTGTGACAAAGCATCAGTAAAAACCATAAGTTTATAAATTATTGTCTATTCATACCGAGCAACGGAGTCGATTGCGAACTACCAAATGGCCGGATGATTTTGAAACGTAAGGTTTCATAGTCATCTGGCCATTTACGTTTCAAAATCGGCTCTTTGCGTTTGTTCCTGACTCCTCTCGGTCACGCCGAAGGCGAGAAAGGAACAAAAATGTCGAGAAACAACGATTCAAAGAAACGCAAGAGCAACTACAACCGCAACCGTACCTGCTACCTGTCCTCGGACGGAAAATATTACTGTTACGAGGCTTGGGATCCAGACGCTAAACGCATGGTTACGCAAAAACTGGAGGTCGGCAAAGACCTGTCACTGGAACTGACGCTTATCCTCGATTCCTCTGACCATGACATGGATTTGAATGACCGTTACCAGGACGAACTGTGCGATCCCTTGTTTGAGGCAAAGGCCAACAGCTACATATCGGATCCAAATAACGAGGATGCCGTAGATCCCTGGGATGCGATTGCCGACAAGAGCGGCAGCCCGGAAGACGCACTGTTCGCCGGGCCGGAGCCGGAGAATCCTCAGGCAGAACAAGTGCGCCGCATCATTGATGAGAACTGTACCGAAGCACAGCAGGATTTCTTTTTTGAGCATTTCGGCAAGGGTACGCAGCTTGAGGAGATGCGCCAGGCTGAAGCCGAGCAGACGGGCAAGCTGCCGTCCTCTGCGGCAATGACCAACCGCAAAAACAAAATTATTGATAAGGTCGCCAAATCCTTCGGTGTTGAGCGTGTGAAACGCCATGCTTACCCGAAAAAGGACTGAGCCGTGAACGGCGGCAGATACGGCGGTCGGAGTCCTCCCCGGCCGCTCCCCTCTTGGGGGATTGAATTTCTCGGCAGTGAGTGAGGAAGGAAATACATTCATCCTCCTCAGCAAGGCCAATCAGGGACAGGAGGACCAATACATGAAAATGCAACACAAAGTACGAATCAATATTGCCGACAGGAACGGCAATAAAAAGGAAGTTTTGCAGAGCGAACATATCAGCCTGCCGAAAAGGCTGCTCACCTTTCTTTTTGGGGAATTTTGCGAAATCCTCGTGCTGAAGCCGGGTAAAACCGTGCAGGGCATTGAGATCAAAGAATTAGGCTCCACGCAAAAGGAAGTATGCACGGATAAGCGGGGTGAGCGGAATGCCTGAGAACATGGAACTGATGATGCCGATTAAGGCCACTCCGTATGAGCACCAAAAGAAAGCCTTTGCTTTTGCCTGCAACCAGTTCGGCGTGTTTGACGATCATCTCAAAAGCCGCGGCACGGCTCTGCTGATGGAAATGGGTACCGGCAAGACCATCGTAAGCATTGCCGCGGCTGGTTGTATGTACCAGTACGGCAAGGTCAACCGGGTGCTTGTTGTCGCGCCGCTTTCCATCCTCGGGGTTTGGGAGGAGGAATTTGAGAAATTTGCTGACTTCCCATATTCCATGACCATCCTCAAGGGTACGTCGGCGAAGAAAAAAGAGCAGCTGACAAAGCTTCCGGACAAAGGCTTGCAGGTCGTGGTCGTGAATTACGAAAGCGCGTGGCGGCTTGAAAAGGAACTGCTGGCATATAACGCCGACCTGGTGATTGCGGACGAGGCGCACAAATTGAAGGAGAACCGCACTTCCCAGAGCAAGGGAATGCACCACATCGGCGATAAGGCAAGATACAAGCTGCTCCTTACGGGAACGGTTATCACGAACCGCGAACTGGATGTGTTCTCGCAGTACCGTTTCCTCAATCCTCAGATTTTTGGCACATCGTTTTATTCTTTCCGCAACCAATATTTTGATATGGGCGGCTACGGCAACCATACCCCTGTCTTCCGTAAATGGATGACGGATGAATTCCTGCGGAAGCTCCACTCAGTCGCGTTCCGCGTGACGAAATCGGAGTGCCTTGATCTTCCGGCAATCACCGAGGAAGTCCGTACTGTTGCTCTGGAGAGGGACGCCGCCAAATTATATGACAGCATTGAGAATGAAAGCTATGCGGAACTGGACGAGTCGGAGGTTACCACAGCGAACATCCTCACCAGGCTCCTGCGCCTGTCTCAAATCACGGGCGGGCATTTGACCGACGACGACGGTGTGGTCAATACCGTGAGCAGGGCAAAACTTGATGCGCTTTCCGACATCATTGATTCCTGTCTGGCTGAGGATAAAAAGCTTGTCATTATGGCTCGTTTCGTACCGGAACTGGACGATATTCAGGAACTTCTCGAAAAGAAAAAGATCGGCTATGCCGTGGTTCGCGGCGGCGTGAAAGATCGTGACAGTGAAATTCATCGTTTTCAATATGACAATAAGTGCCGTGTGTTCTTGGGGCAGATTGCGGCGGCCGGATTGGGCATCACGCTCACGGCAGCATCCACAATGGCCTTTTATTCCCTTGATTATTCGATGGCGAATTTTGAACAGGCGAAGGCCCGCATCCATAGGGCCGGGCAGAAAGAAAACTGCCATTACATCTATCTCGTATGCCGGAATACAGTCGACCGCAAGGTGCTGTACGCGCTCCGTAAAAAAATGAACCTCGCCAAAATGCTGGTTGACGATTACCGCAGGGGCAGAAATCCCTTTAAAAACTGACCTTTCACTTATGGGGGTTGAATTTCCCGGTAGGAAGTGAAAGGAGGTAGTCACCGATGGAGAACACAAAAATCTTTGAAATGGCTGACAGACTCAAGTCTCTGCAGGAACAGAAAAAAGGCCTCGAAGCGCAGACCAAGGCTCTGGGCGCGGAGATCGCCGAACTGGACGAGCAGCTTTCCGATGCCATGACAGAAGCCGAACTTGACCGTTTCTCCCGTAACGGCAGCACGTTCTATTTGAAAAGCAGATTGTTCGCGTCTCCGGTATCCGGCCGCAGGGATGAGATGCTGCAGGCTCTGAAAGAGAATGGCTACGGCAGTCTGGTCGTGGAAACGGTCAACGCAAACACACTCGCATCCTTCATCAAGGAACAGCGGGAAGCCACGGGCGAAGAAGTTCCGGCATGGCTCGGCGATACCGTCAGCACTTACGAAAAAGTGTCGGTCGGAATCCGCAAAGCGTAACAGCGCCGATTCAATGCGTCCACGCGTGAATCGCAACTTATTTCATTTGATCAGGAGGACATAGATTATGTCAGACAAGAAGAACACGGAAATCGCAGTGAACAAGGGTTTCGCTGCTCTTGCAAACAGAGATGTACTGAACGAAGCGATGGCGGATGATTGCCAGGGGCTGGAGTTTTCTTTTGACCGCGTGAAGCTGCCCGCCGGCGGCGGAACGGCGTTTGAGATACCCTCCGCTGAAGGGGATGAATCGGAAATGGTGAAGGACATCACCGGTGTTATCGTCTACAACCATCCCGCCTTTGCCTACTACCATGACAAGTACACAGGCGGAAACAATCCGCCGGACTGCGGCTCCTTTGACGGTGTGACGGGCATCGGCACACCCGGCGGGGACTGCCAGAACTGCCCGTATAACAAGTTCGGCAGCGGCGAGGGTCAGAGCAAGCTGTGCAAAAACAAGCGTATGCTCTATATCCTGCGCGAGGGAGAACTGTTCCCCATCACGCTCTCCCTGCCGACCGGGTCGCTCAAATCCTTTACGCATTATGTAAAGAGCCAGCTTTCCCGCGGACGCAAACTGAGCCAGGTCGTCACGAAAATCACGTTGAAGAAAGCAACCAACGCATCCGGCATTGCGTTTTCCCAGGCGGTCTTTGCCTTTGAACGTATGCTGAGTGCGGAGGAACGCTCTGCTGTCGCAGACGTATCGGATACGGTCAAGGCATACGCCGCAAACCTCTCTCCGGCATCCTTTATTGACGAGGAGCCGCAGGTCGATGCCGAAACGGGAGAAATTATCGAACCGTTAAAGTAAGCAGCATAAATGCCCGGAGGGGTGAAAGGCTCTTCCGGGTATTTCCATAGGAGTGATTACGCATGAATACAGATTACAAATGTGTGACCACGGTGGACGGGATACGGGATTACATCGGCGGCAGCCGCATTGTTGCTTTCGACTTTGAAACTGCGCCCGATGATCCGTACCGCGAGGAGGAGAAAGCGGCGCTCGACCCGGCAAAAGCGCATATCGCCGGCTGCTCCTTTTCCGTAAAAGCAGGCACGGGTATTTATGTTCCTATTGCCCACCGCGTTGGCACAAACATAGACAAGGACGCTTTTTTCACATTCCTGGCAGCGTTTCTTTTGAATAAAACCATTACAAAGATTGCCCACAACATCGCCTTTGAATCCGGGATGGCGTATGCGAGGGGCATCGCGATACAGGCTCCCGTGTACGACACGATCTGCGCATCACAGATGAGCCTGAAAAGCCGATATGAGTTCCGCAAGTTGAGCGAAAGCGGTCTGAAACGGCTGGCGGAGGAATTGTTCGGGGAACCTCTCCCGTCCTTTTCAAGCGTCACAGCCGGGAAGCACTTTGACGAACTGGACGCGCAGGATGAGGAAACCGTCCGCTACGGCTCTGCCGACTCGGATTTTGCCCTTCGTCTTTATAACAAATTCAACGAGTGGTTCGACCGCTATCTGCCAAAGCACCGATACATCGTGGAAGAAATCGAAAGCCCTACCGCTGTGTATCTCGGCATTATGAAATGCAACGGCATCCCGGTCAACCTCCCTCTGATGCAAGAGCGCAAAACTGAAGCGGAAGCCGAAATGGAGCGCATCCGCGGGGAAATCGAATTTATCATCGGAGATGTGAATATCGGGGCGAACTGCTCCACTCAGGCGTTCAAGAATTATCTGTATAAAGATTTGGGACTGCCCATTTTGAAAACTACAGAGACAAACCGCGAGGCGGCGGACGATATGACCATGACGCTCCTTAAAGAATGGTGCGATGAGAACCGGCCGGAACTGTCGGGGCTGTTTACGCTGGTGCAGGAATACCGCAAGTGGGGCAAAATCAAATCCACCTATATTGACGGGTACTTGAAATACTTAAATCCAGTGACGGGCTGCATCCATCCGGAACTGTTCGCCCTGTCTACGGATACTGGCAGGATGAACTGCCGGAATCCCAACGCGCAGAATATGCCGCGAAAAACCAACGATCCCATTGGCGTCCGGAACTTCATCAAAGCGCCGGAGGGCTGTCTTATTCTCTCGCTCGATTTCTCGCAGATAGAGCTTCGGGTCGGCGCGTTTTACTGCCGTGATGAGAGGATGCTCGACACCTACCGCAAAAACGGCGATATCCATGCCGCTACGACCAGCGTCATTTTCGGTGTAAGTTATGAAGAAGCTCAGGACAAGCATTCGGAGAACTATAAGGAACACAGGACGATTGCCAAAAACGTGAATTTCGGCACGTTCTACGGGCTGTTCCCCAGAGGACTGCAAAAGACGCTGAAATTCAAGGCAGGGGTTGAAAAACAGCTAAGTGAATGTGAGGACATTCTCTTTAACCTCAAGCACGGATACAAAGGTTTGACGGCATGGCAGGAAGAAACGAAAGCGGATGCCGCAAGGCGACTGTATTCCGAAACCTGGCTCGGCAGGCGCAGGTACCTTCCCGGCATTGCGTCGGACAACTGGGGACAGAAGTCGTTTGCGGAGCGGTGCTCACTGAACACACCTATCCAAGGAACGGCGGCGGATATTCTGAAACTCGCCATCACAAGGATACTTGCCGGGCTGCCGGAGCGGAAATGGCTGAGGCCCATCCTTCAGATACACGATGAGCTGACTTTCATTATCCCGGAGGACAGGCTGTCGGAAGCGGTGGCTTTTATTCGCACCTGTATGGAAGAAAAGCCTTTCCCGGAGTTTGACCTTCCGCTGGTCGCGGAGGCTTCCGCGGGACCGACCTTTGGAATGATGGAAGAACTGGAGGACTGATGATGTACAAAAATAGCGAAGGCTATGCCGATCCGACCGCGGGAGCGGCAATCAGCCGGATTATGAAGGAATATCAGGAGCAGCAAAAACAGCGTTATGCCGACAAGAACCGCCGGAAGATCTATGTGGCTTCCAGATACGCCGGCGACGTGGACGCAAATGTCGCGGCGGCGATACGGTACTGCCGCCGTGTAATTGATGAGGGACATATGCCGATTGCGAGCCACCTTCTGTATCCGCAAATACTGAACGACGACAATCCAAACGAACGCGAACTGGGGCTGCTGTTTGGCCTGGCGCTTCTCCGCCTGTGCGATGAGGTGTGGGTATTCGGCGCGGTTTCACCGGGTGTCGCTCGGGAGATTGAAGAGGCGGAGCGGCTGAAAAAAAGGCTGCGATATTTTAAGGAGGCGGACGTATGAACGCGACGGCAACCGATGTTCTCGGCAGTTTGTTTAATCCCTCCGATACCGTCTGCTTCCGCGTCTTTGACGATAAGAAGGATGGCGTGTTTAAAGGGGCAAAGCTGTCGTGCGAATGCGGGAAATACAAGAGCATAGAAGTAACGCTCAAAAATCACAACGCTATGAACCGCGGTATCTTTTTCGTGGTCAACTACGGCGGGCATGACGATGAGTCGATTACGCGGATCAACGCGCAGTTTGTGGAGATGGACAAGGACAGCTTTGATGAGCAGCAGAAAAAGATTGACGCATTCCCTCTCCCTCCGTCCATGATTATCAAAACGCAGAAATCCTTCCACGCATACTGGTTTATGGATTCCACCGCCAAGGTTGGGCGGTTCCGCATGATACAGACGCAGCTTGTGAAGCATTTTGACGGAGACCCCATGTGCGTCAACGAGTCAAGGGTGATGCGGCTGCCCGGATTTATGCACTGCAAAAAGGATACTCCCGTAGAGGTAACCTGCGTCAGTTTCCATCCCGAACGCAAATACACGCAGGATCAGATGTCGGACGTGCTGCCGGAGGTTGACCTTGTACCCGTGGAGAAAAAGAGCGGCACGGAGAAAGGCATCGACCAAGTCATGCGTTCGTGTGTTTTCATGCAGCATTGCCGTGACGACGCGGCATCCCTGTCGGAACACGACTGGTATGCCATGATAACGAACCTCGCTCCTTTTGAGGGCGGCACGAAGATGATACACGACCTTTCGGCTCCCTATCCCGGGTACACAGAAAACAACACGCAGAAGAAAATCAATCATTTCCTGGAAAGCGGCACAAATCCCATCACCTGCAAGACCATTTGCGAGAAGGGCTATCAATGCCCGAAGTTCGCAGCCGGCGAATGCCCGGTGAAATCCCCTGCGGCATGGTGCTATCAGCCGATGAGCGCGGACATTCTGCTGGACATCCTGCACGGGCTTCCCGTCACAGGTGAAGCGATTAAGGATTTGCAGACGGCAAAGCAATTCATATCGGACTATTTGTATAACCAGGATGCAGTGACAGCGGACGTGCTTATCAATTCTGAAATCCGTGAGCATTTTAAGCTGAAAACGACGTTTCTAAAGTCATTGAACACTGTATTCAAGGATGTCAGCAAGGCGTACCAGGCAAGCAAAAGCGCAAAAAGGGCCAGAGCAGGTGCGGCGGTACCGGATTGGTATGAGCCAAACGAGAAGGGCCTGAGATTCCTGCCGGGCGTGCTTGCTAAAAACCTGGCGGAGGAACAACAGGTGTTCTATGCCGCGGAGCAGCATTTTCATTATCGCGGCGGAGTTTATCTGGAAATGTCCGAAATGGAGGCGCAGCGGCTCGTGCAGGAAAGAATGCTGGTGCGGGAAACGAAGATGTCACAGATTGTTGACGCGGAAAAACAGTGGCGGCTCCTGATTCAGCGAGATATTCGCGAACTGAATGCCAATCCGTACATCATCAACGTCCGCAACGGCTTATACAACGTCCTGGAAGATACGCTGACGGAACACACGCCGGATTATTACTCTACGGTACAGCTGAACGTGACTTACGATAAAAAGGCGGACTGCCCTCGGTTCAAAAAGTTTCTGGCGGAGTCAATGGGCGGCGACATGGAGCAGGTCGGCCTGATACAGGAGATGCTGGGCTATTTCCTGATACCCGTCAACTCGGCGCAAAAGTGCTTCGTTATCGTGGGAGCCGCGTCAGCCGGCAAGTCCGTGCTGCTCCGTGTGCTGAACGATGTTCTGCTCGGCAAGCAGAACGTGTCCAATGTGTCATGGCAGGCGCTGAACGAGCGCTTTAAGACGGCGGAGCTTTTCGGCAAGCTGGCAAACATCTTTGCCGACCTGCCCACGAAGAACATCGATGATAACGGCATTTTCAAGGCGCTTGTGGGCGAGGATTATCTGACGGTGGAAAAAAAGAACAAGAACCCGTTCTCGTTCCAGTCGAGCGCAAGACTTCTCTTCTCCTGCAACAGCATCCCCAAAAATTACGGCGACCGCTCCGAGGGCTTCTACCGCAGGCTCATTATCATACGGTTCAATCACTCCGTTCCAAAGGAAAAGCGTGACCCGGAACTGCTGGAAAAATTCCGCATGGAGGCGGACGGCATTTTCCTGTTCGCATTGGAAGGACTGCGCAGGCTGATGAACCATCATTATCTGTTCTCCGAAACGCTGGTCAACGCAAACGAGCTTCAGCAGTACCGGGAGGAGTCTGATTCCGTGCTGTCCTTCTTAAAAGAATACTGCGAATTGGATGCCGCGTATTCAGTCGGCTCTACGGAACTGTGGGGTGCATATAAGGGATACTGCGAGGAATGCGGCTTGAAGCCATACTCACAGAAGAACTTCGTACAGCAGATCACGGCGGCTTACCCCAATGTGACGCGGGACATTGACCGCATGGCGAAAAGGCGCATTCTGGCGGGAATCCGGCTCGGAGAAGTGCTTGGATAAGCACATTTCCAGGCATCACCACAAAGAAATTCGGAACACGAGAACACGTTGGAACACCAAAATCCTATCTCTCTATATATAATACAAAAAAATATATACCCCATATTTTTCACGATAAAAAATACAGTAAAATGGGATTTCTCGTGTTCCATGTGTTCCAAGTGTTGAAAATACGGAGGTTTTTGGAACAGATGAAAGAGGCGGACATCGTAAAAGCAATCATGAAGTACCTTAAGACCGTGCCGGGGTGCTTCTGCTGGAAAGAGCACGGCGGTATGTACGGGACGGCGGGCATCCCCGATATCATTGCCTGCATTAACGGACGGTTTTTCGGCTTTGAGGTCAAGACCGACAGCGGCAGACCCACGAAGCTTCAGGAAGCGACCATCCGAAAAATCCTCGCGGCTGGCGGCTCTGCACTGGTGGTGCGCTCTGTGGACGAGGTGCGAACCGCGGTAAACGGTTCTCTGCGCTGATACGAAGATTCATCGCTCCGATGCAACGATGCCTATTTCCAATCTTAGGAGGTATCGCATATGAGCGGCATTACAAATTATGAAAACCTGGCGAACGCCATCATTCTCCAGGCGGTCAAGGATTACCGGGTAGCTTTGAAATGTCTCAAAGCAAATCCGAGAAACAAGTCCGCGCTGGCGGACAAGGGCGAAATAGAAAGATTTTTTCGTTCGAGTTGGTTTTCGGTACTTACGAGTGTAGACGGTGAGATGCTGATCCGCTCCCTAAACAGGGAGGCGGACGCATGACAGCCAAAGAATATCTGAACCAGGCGCGGCACCTGGACGCACTCATCAACTGCCGCCTGCGTGAGATTGACTACTGGAGGGAACTATCAAGCGGCGTCTCAGGCAGCAATTTTGAACCCCATTACAATCCAAACCGTCCGACAGAGGCGCCTTTCGTCAGATGTCTTGAAAAGATAGACGAAATACAGCGGAACGTGGAAGAGAAGGTCGCGCACCTCATCAAGCTGCGCGACGAGATCAATTCCCGCATCGATATGATTGAGAACCGCGAGGAACAGGTGCTTCTCCGATACCGGTATATTGACGGCTTCTCCTGGGAGGAGATATCACAGATGCTGAATGTGTCGCTTCGCACGGTGCACCGCATACACGGAGCGGCTTTACAGAATTTTTCTGTCCCGGATTGAAAGTTGGCACGGTTTGGCACAGTATGGCACACCCCTCCTGTGCTATCATTACAATAGCGAAGTAGAATGAAACGAGCCTCACGGGAGCAGTCCCGCGGGGCTTTTTGTATATCCGAAGGAGGCGGCGCAATGCCAAGGAAACCGAAACGCCCCTGCTCCTACCCCGGCTGCCCCAACCTCACGGACGGACAGTACTGTGAGGAGCATCGGCGGCTTGCCGCACAGCAGTACAACAAATACACACGCAGTCCCGACAGCAACAGGAAATACGGCAGAGCCTGGAAACGAATCCGCGACCGCTACGCCGCGGCGCATCCGCTGTGCGAGCGGTGCCTGAAGGAAGGCCGGCTGACGCCTGTGGAAGAGGTGCATCACATTCTGCCCGTCTCTCAAGGCGGTGACCACCGGGAAAGCAACCTGATGAGTCTCTGCCAGTCCTGCCACACCAAGATTCATCTTGAAATGGGTGACAGACAGATCCGCGGCTGACCGGCGGGGGTATCAAAATCTCTACACCTGCTTCAAGCGGACAGCGGCGCGGGGCTTTCTGTTAAAAAACGCGGTTTCAAACGAGGGAATAGGCACAAAAGAACGCTGCGGCGTTCTTAGCGCAAGAGCGAGGTGATTTTTTTGGCGAAGGACGGAACCAACAGAGGCGGCGCTCGTGTCGGCGCGGGCGCAAAAAAGAAGCCGTTAGCCGACAAAATCGCTGCCGGCAATCCCGGCGGCAGAACACTGACGGTCATGGAGTTTTCCTGCGCTGCAGATCTTCAGGGTCAGGCGATGCCGGAGCCGAACAAAATGCTCGAAGCAGTCCAAAAGGACGGCAAGACGCTGGTCGCCGGTGAGATTTACAAAAACACATGGACGTGGCTGAACGAACGCGGCTGCGCGGCGCTGGTCTCTCCGCAGCTTCTGGAGCGATACGCCATGAGCGTCGCCCGCTGGATTCAGTGTGAGGAAGCGGTCACTACCTACGGCTTTCTGGCAAAGCATCCTACTACGGGCAACGCGATTCAAAGCCCGTATGTGGCGATGGGTCAGAATTACATGAACCAGACTAACCGGCTGTGGTATGAGATTTTTCAAATCGTCAAGGAAAACTGCACCGGCGAGTACAGCGGCGCAAACCCGCAGGATGACGTAATGGAGCGCTTGCTCAATGCAAGGAGGGGCAAATGACGTGGATATACGAAGCCTAAAGCTGTCGGAGCTGAATCCGGCAAAATACAATCCGCGCAAAGAGCTGCGTCCCGGCGATGCGGAGTTTGAGAAGCTCAAGCGTTCCATCGAGAGCTTCGGCTATGTGGAGCTGATTGTCGTCAACGAGGCGACGGGCTTCACGGTCATTTCCGGTCATCAGCGGCTCTCCGTTTTGAAAGTACTCGGCTATGAGAGCGCGGAGTGCGTGGTGGTGAGCTTGGACGCCGCCCGCGAAAGGGCGCTCAACATCGCCATGAATAAAATTTCCGGCGAGTGGGATACGAAAAAGCTCGAAAACCTGCTCTCGGATTTGAAAGCGGAGGATTTTGACGTTACGCTGACCGGCTTCGACACCAGTGAGATCGGGCTTATGCTCAGCGTGGATGATGAAATCGTGCAGGATATTGTGCCGGAGGTCAATGCGGATGAGCCGGCGGTATGCCAGCCCGGCGACATTTGGCAGCTTGGCCGGCATCGGCTGCTCTGCGGCAGCAGTACGGATAAAGACGATGTTGCCAGACTGATGGACGGGCAGCACAGTAAGCTGCTCTTTACCTCGCCGCCGTACAGCGATATGCGAACCTACAACGGCGACAAGGAATTGAGCGTGGACAGCATTGCGCAATTCTTGCCTTGCTATGAACCGTTTTCCGCACTGCAAGCGGTCAATCTCGGAATCCAGCGCAAGGACGGCGAGGTCTATCCCTATTGGAACGTTTACATCGATACGGCGAAGCAAGCCGGTCTAAAACTGCTGGCGTGGAATGTGTGGGATAAGCTCACCTGTGGAAGCGTCGGGCAGCAAAGCGCGATGATACCCATCCGGCATGAATGGATATTCTGCTTTGGCAAAGAGCCGGTGACGGTGAATCCGACGTGGCGTAAGAAGGAAGCCAGCATTTACTCCGGCGGTCGCTACAACAAAATCCGCCAGGCGGACGGCTCCTTTCGGATTGCGCGGCGCGGCAATGAAACCGGCGCATTCAAGAAGATGGAAAGCTTGCTGGAGCTGCCGGAGCAGACCAGCCTTGAGTCGGTCACGAAGCAGCTCAGTGAAAAAGGCAAGATTCGCGCCGAACACCCAGCCACCTTTCCCGTGGCGCTGCCGTCGGAATACATCGTTGCTTTTACCGATGAAAATGACATTGTGGTCGAGCCCTTTGGCGGCGCGGGTACGACGCTCATCGCCTGTGAACAGCTTGACCGCACCTGCTACATCATGGAATTGGACGCGCACTACTGCGATGTCATCATCAAGCGCTGGGAGAATTTCACCGGTCAAACCGCCGTGAAGCAGGAGGAATGATTATGGATGTACGAAAAATACCCGTGGAGCAGCTCATTCCCGCCGACTACAATCCCCGTAAGGATTTGAAGCCCGGCGATCCCGAATATGACAAGCTGAAGCGCTCCATCGAGCAGTTCGGTTATGTCGAGCCGCTCATCTGGAACAAGACCACTGGGCGCGTCGTTGGCGGCCATCAGCGTCTGAAGGTGCTCATCGATATGGGTATTTCAGAAGTAGACTGTGTGGTGGTCGAGCTGCCGGAGGAAAAGGAAAAGGCACTCAACATTGCGCTGAACAAAATCAGCGGCGAGTGGGATAAGGATAAGCTGGCGCTGCTCATTGCGGATTTGCAGGGGGCGGATTTTGATGTATCTCTCACCGGCTTTGACCCTGCGGAGATGGACGATCTGTTCAAGGATAAGGTCAAGGACAAAATCCACGATGATGATTTCGATGTGGAGGCAGCACTCAAGGAGCCGGTTATCACCAAGCTCGGAGACGTCTGGACGCTGGGACGGCACCGGCTGGTCTGCGGCGACAGCACCAAATCAGACACCTTTGAGTTGCTGATGGCCGGTACAAAAGCAAATCTTGTCGTTACCGACCCGCCCTACAATGTGAATTACGAGGGCAGCGCCGGCAAAATCAAGAATGACCATATGGCAAACGACGCATTTTACAAGTTCCTGCTGGTGGCATTCCAGAACATCGAAGCGGTTATGGCGGACGACGCCAGTATCTATATTTTCCATTCCGACACCGAAGGGCTGAATTTCAGGAGAGCCTTTGCGGATGCCGGTTTCTTTTTGTCCGGCTGCTGCATCTGGAAAAAACAGTCACTGGTGCTGGGACGCTCGCCCTATCAGTGGCAGCACGAGCCGGTGCTGTTTGGCTGGAAGAAAAAAGGCAGGCACCAGTGGTACACCGGTCGCAAGGAAACGACCGTCTGGGAGTTTGACAAGCCCAAGAAGAACGGCGACCACCCGACCATGAAGCCGATCCCGCTGCTGGCATATCCCATTATGAATTCCAGCATGAGCAACACGCTGGTGCTCGACCCTTTCGGAGGCTCCGGCAGTACCCTCATCGCCTGTGAGCAGACAGACCGCAGCTGTTACACCATTGAGCTTGATGAAAAGTTCTGCGACGTGATCGTGAAACGCTATATCGAGCAGGTCGGCTCGGCGGACAAGGTTTCCTTACAGCGCGACGGGCTGACGTATGCTTATGCGGAGGTGACTTCCGCGAATAAATGAGCGGCTTCAAGGATCAGTCCCCCAAAGTCGCTCATTCCTACGATATGAAGTTCGCGCCGTCACATTAGCCCTTCCGTGTCGGCTTGACGTTGACGTCTGGCTTGATATCTCCGGAAATGTCCCCGTGTTCCGTTTCAAAAGCCTTGATGTTTTCCCGTATCAAAACAAGAATATGGCTGTTGACGGAGCGGCCTTCGTAATCCGCGACAAAGCCCAGCTTATTCAGCATCTCTTCCTCAATGCGGATGGATACGCTCTTGATTGCCATAAAATCACCTCACGATAGATATATGATGTATTTATTTTATGGCCGTTATGTAGTATAATGTTCAAAACAGATATACGGTATATCTATTATATTTTCGGGATGGGAAAAAGAATGAGAGCGTATTTCATCAGCAAACCGAGAACGTATCGGGATTTGCTTAAGCCGCATCTGCCGGAAGCGGAGCGTGAATATGAGATTGTCAAGGTCATTGAACTGAGCGGCATCGACTACGAAAACTTCTGCGAGGACATGCTGGTGGACAGGGAGTTCATTGAGGATAACGCCGAACTGTGCGAGAACGGCGATGCTTTGCGCTGCCTGCTGGTCAAGCAGCGCGGCAAGCATGAGGGTATTCTTGTGGTGTCGGAGCTTAGCTCTGTAAAGCAAGCTGCGTACTTAGCGTGGGACGAGGCGATGTCATGAAGGTGGCGGTCATAGGTTCGAGGGGCTTAAGCGTTCCGAATTTAGAGAAATACCTGCCGGAGGAAACGACGGAAATTGTGTCCGGCGGCGCGAGAGGCGTGGACACCTCCGCCAAAGAATACGCACTGGCGCACGGCTTGAAATTAACTGAGTTTCTGCCGGAGTACGACAAGTACGGCCGCGGCGCCCCGCTAAAGCGCAATATTACAATCATCGAGTATGCCGATCTTGTGTTGGCGTTCTGGGACGGCAAATCTCATGGAACGAAATTCGTAATTGATCATTGCAGGGAGCGCGGTGTTCCCGTCCGGGTATTTCTCGCCAAGGCATAATCCCCACACTTCCCGCCGAGATAAATTTCGGCGATTTGTGCATACCGGAGAATGTCGTTTTTCTCTACAGAAATGACTTGCTATTTCAGGCGTTAAGAGGCATATATGTACCTACCAAATGGAAAGGTGGTACAGAAAATGCACGAAAACGACTTAAAAAAAGCGCTCGACGAATTCCTCCAGCAGCGCATCGACGATTGCGGAGCACGCGGCAACGATGGCTTGCAGGCAGCCTACCAGCAGTTTGAGCGCTGCACCGAAAAACTGAAAAGCTCGCTGACTCCGGAGCAGCGTCAGGCGTACCTTGAATGGGAAAACGCCTACTCTCTGGTGGACGGCGAGACGATGAACTGCTACTACCGTGCCGGGTTTTCCGACGCGGTATTGTTTTTCATGGGATGGAGGGATGGAGAATGGAAATGAAATACAACGTCACGGGCAACGACCGCAAGCGGCTGGTTACGGCAATCGCGGAGTTTATGGCGTGTGCGGCAACGTACAAGGGCGCTCCGACCTTTGCCTACGATGTAGGCTGGCTCACCATCGACAAAAATGGAACCGTCAGTTTTGACGATCACTCCGATAGCAAGAACGTTGAAAAGCTCATCCAGTATCTGCATGAGCTGGGCTTTGGATCGGAAACCGAGGAAGCCGTCGATTCCCTTATTCTTTCCTATCCGCGGGAGGACATTACCGACGCGGCGCTTGAAAACCTGCGTCTGCTGGTGGCAAGCAAGGAGACACTCATCAAAAAGGCACTGGCGGTCGATGCTCTGCCGATTGAGGCGGACGATGAGAAGGTCAGCTTCCCGTGGTTTGAGGGCTCTCCGACACCGGAGGAAATCAACGCCTACACACACTTTACGAGCAAGCTCATCGCCATGGCGAAAACGCAGAAGCGCGTAATCGCCAAGGAAAAGGAAACCGAGAACGACAAATACGCATTTCGCTGCTTTCTGCTCCGGCTGGGCTTTATCGGCGACGAGTACAAGACGGCACGGAAAATCCTGCTTAAGAACCTCACCGGCAGCGGTGCTTTCAAAAGCGGCAATCCGAAGGTGCAGGAGATGGTCAAACGCATCAATGCAGACGCTGACCTTTACGACGATGTGATGAGTCTGCAGGACAAGGAGGAAACAGAGAATGAGCAATAATTTTCCGCCCAGAGAAATTGTGGAGCGTATCCGCAGGCAGTATCCGGTCGGCAGCCGTGTGGAGCTTGTCAAAATGGACGACCCGCAGGCGCCCCCGGTCGGCACAAAGGGCACCGTGCGCGGCGTGGACGACATCGGCAGCGTGATGGTTGCATGGGACAACGGCTGTGGCCTGTCGGTGGCTTACGGCGCGGACGTCTGCAGGGTGGTGAGCGATGATGAGTGAAACGGTCAGGAAGCAAATTCTTGCCGTGCGCGACACCGGACGCACGAATATGTTCGACGTAAACACGGTGCAGCGCATTGCGTATGACATGGAGTTCTACGAACTGGTGACCTATCTGGAAGAACACCGCCGAGAATACGCGCACTTCATCCTCACCGGAGAGGAACAACGGCTGTAACCTACACAATTGCGAGGGCATACACAAGCGGAAAAATCGTATAGTATATGCCCGAAATAGACCTTGCTATTCTGTGCTTTTAGAGCGAATATGTACCTGCCGCAAGGGAAATACGAACTTACAGGAGGACACGACCATGACGGAGAAGCAGCTCAAGCAGGCCAAGAGCCAACTGCCACAGGGCGAGAAATTTGACCGGGCCTACCGCGCCTTTGAAGGCGGCATTCGCTTGATTTCCAAGAAAGCCGACGGAACGGAAACCCGCTACAATGTCATTTTCGACGCCGACGACAACGTCCGCATCGAGAAATTTTAAACCACCGAAAGAAAACAGCCGGGGTCAGCCCTTCATGGGGCTGTCTCTCGTACAGATAAATTTTGAAGGACTGCCGATGGCGGTCTATTTTTATGTCCGGAAGGAGGCGGAAGCTCTTGCGAAAGCTGAAAAAATACAAGCAAACGCGCTTTAAGGCGCAGGATTCGACCTATGACAAGGCGGCCGCCGACTACGCCGTGGCATTTATCGAAGCGCTCTGCCACACCAAAGGAACCTGGGCGGGCAAGCCCTTTGATCTGATTGACTGGCAGGAGCAGATTGTGCGGGATATTTTCGGCACGCTCAAGCCCAACGGCTACCGGCAGTTCAACACCGCCTATGTGGAAATCCCCAAAAAGATGGGTAAGTCCGAGCTTGCGGCGGCAATCGCGCTGCTGCTCACCTGCGGGGATGGCGAGGAACGCGCCGAGGTGTACGGCTGCGCCGCTGACCGCAATCAGGCCTCCATTGTTTTCAATGTCGCTGCGGATATGGTGCGAATGTGTCCGGCACTCGCCAAGCGGGTGAAGATACTGGACGCAACCAAGCGGCTCATCTATCAGCCCACCGGCAGCATTTATCAGGTGCTGTCCGCCGATGTCGGAAACAAGCACGGGTTTAATACCCATGGCGTGGTGTTTGACGAGCTGCACACCCAGCCAAACAGAAAGCTCTATGACGTCATGACCAAGGGCAGCGGCGATGCACGAATGCAGCCGCTGTATTTTCTCATCACCACCGCCGGCGATAACCAGAACAGCATTTGCTGGGAGGTGCATCAGAAGGCGCTCGACATCATCGACGGCAGAAAGCACGACCCGACCTTTTATCCCGTCATTTACGGTGCGGCACAGGAGGACGATTGGACGGACCCGAAGGTGTGGCGGAAAGCCAATCCGTCGCTTGGCATTACGGTCGGCATGGATAAGGTGAAGGCGGCATTTGAATCGGCAAGGCAGAACCCCGCCGAGGAGAACAGCTTCCGACAGCTGCGCCTCAATCAATGGGTCAAACAGTTGGTGCGCTGGATGCCGATGGACAAGTGGGACGCCTGCGCGTTTCCGGTAAATGAAAAAGCGCTGGAAGGCCGCGTCTGCTACGGCGGGCTGGACCTTTCGTCCTCAACCGACATTACGGCGTTCGTGTTGGTGTTCCCGCCGCTGGATGAAGAGGATAAATACAGCATCCTCCCGTACTTCTGGATACCGGAGGACAATATCGGCCTACGTGTGAAGCGTGATCATGTGAATTATGACCTCTGGCAGCGGCAGGGCTTTTTGCAAACCACCGAGGGCAACGTGGTGCATTACGGCTACATTGAGAAATTCATCGAGCAGCTGGGCGAGCGCTACAATATCCGTGAAATTGCTTTCGACCGCTGGGGAGCCGTGCAAATGGTGCAGAACCTTGAGGGAATGGGCTTTACGGTTGTTCCATTCGGGCAGGGCTTCAAGGATATGAGTCCGCCCACCAAGGAACTGATGAAGCTGACGTTGGAAGAAAAAATTGCTCACGGCGGGCATCCGATCCTGCGCTGGATGATGGATAACATCTTTATCCGAACAGACCCCGCCGGAAATATCAAGGCGGACAAGGAGAAGTCCACAGAAAAGATTGACGGCGCGGTCGCCACCATTATGGCACTGGATCGGGCGATTCGGTGCGGCAACGATACGGGCGAGAGCGTTTACGACAAGCGCGGCTTGCTCATTTGGTAAGGAGGCACACAGCCTATGGGCATACTACAAAGCATTTTTAAAGCCCGCGACAAGCCACAGAAATCTTCCGCTAAAAACCTCGGCGGCAGCAGTTTTTTGTGGGGCGGCACGACATCGGGCAAGGTCGTCAATGAAAGAACCGCCATGCAGATGACGGCGGTTTACTCCTGCGTCCGCATTCTATCAGAAGCAATCGCGGGTCTGCCGCTGTTCGTTTACAGGTACAGCGCGGACGGCAGCAAGGAGAAATACCTCGACCATCCGCTGTGGCGGGTTCTGCATGACGAGCCAAATCCTGAAATGACGAGCTTTGTGTTTCGGGAAACCATGATGAACCACCTGCTGCTGACGGGGAACGCCTACGCGCAGATTATCCGAAACGCGCGCGGCGAGGTTGTGGCGCTCTACCCGCTCATGCCGGACAGGGTTACGGTGGACAGAGATTCACAGGGGCGGCTGTTCTACCGTTACTATAAAAGCAGCGACGAAGCGCCGGAGGTCGGAAAGGCAAAGCAAGCAGATATTGTATTCGCTCCGACGGACATTCTCCATGTGCTGGGGCTTGGGTACGACGGTCTGGTGGGCTATTCACCGATTGCGATGGCGAAAAACGCCGTGGGCTTGGCAATGGCGGCGGAGGAATACGGCGCGAAGTTTTTCGCCAACGGCGCGGCGCCCTCCGGTGTATTGGAACATCCCGGCACCATCAAAGACCCGGAGCGCATCCGGCAAAGCTGGCAGTCCACCTTCGGCGGCTCGGCGAACAGCAACAAAATCGCCGTGCTGGAGGAAGGGCTCAAGTACACGCCCATCGCCATTTCTCCCGAACAGGCGCAGTTTTTGGAAACGCGAAAATTCCAAATCAATGAAATCGCTCGAATTTTCAGGGTGCCGCCGCACATGCTGGCCGACCTTGAAAAGTCGAGCTTTTCCAATATTGAGCAGCAGTCGCTGGAGTTCGTGAAATACACACTTGACCCGTGGGTGATTCGCTGGGAGCAGGCGATGAACAAGTCGCTTCTGCTCGACAGCGAAAAGCGCACGGTGTTTACAAAATTCAATGTGGACGGTCTGCTCCGCGGTGACTATGCCAGCCGCATGACCGGCTACGCGACCGCAAGGCAAAACGGCTGGATGTCAGCAAATGATATCCGGGAACTGGAGAACCTCGACCGCATACCCGCAGAACAAGGCGGCGATTTGTATCTCATCAACGGCGCAATGACCAAGCTTGCTGATGCTGGTGCATTTGCGAATACGGCTGCAACAGAAACGGAGGAACCCTCAGATGGACAGAACCAAACGAAGTCCCGCCCGGGCGCACGATAAAACGCATTTCTGGAATTGGGACAATGACGAAAACACCGGTATCCGCACCCTATATCTCGACGGCACCGTTGCGGACGAAAGCTGGTGGGGCGATGAAATCACACCGCGCATGTTTAAGGATGAGCTGTTTTCCGGTAGCGGCGATATTGTGGTATGGATTAACTCGCCCGGCGGGGACTGCGTGGCGGCAAGCCAGATTTACACCATGCTCATGGATTATCCGCACGAGGTCACGGTCAAAATCGACGGCATCGCGGCAAGTGCAGCATCGGTGATTGCTATGGCGGGAACGCAGGTGCTGATGGCGCCCACAGCGCTCATGATGATTCACAATCCATTGACCGTTGCCATCGGCGACACCGAGGAAATGCAGAAGGCAATCGATATGCTCTCCGAAGTCAAGGAAAGCATCATCAACGCCTACGAAATCAAGACCGGACAGTCGCGGGCAAAAATCTCGCATCTCATGGACGGCGAAACCTATATGAACGCCAACAAAGCCATCGAGCTGGGCTTTGCGGACGGCATTCTCGAGGACGCGAAACGCGGCCGCACCGAGGATGTCGTTTTTGCTTTTTCCCGCAGGGCGGTCACCAATTCGCTTATGAACAAGCTCATCCCGAAATCCGCTCCGATAGCGGAAAAGAAGCTGGACAACGTTCCTATGGGCGTTTCCATCACCGAGGCCATGCAGAAGCTGCAGGCTCGTAAATACATTTAACGGAGGTATTGGATTATGAAAAAAGTACTTGAACTGCGCGAAAAGCGCGCAAAGGCATGGGACGCGGCAAAGGCGTTTCTTGACGCACGCGCCAAGGACGGCGTGCTCTCTGCCGAAGACAACACAACCTACGACAAGATGCTCGCGGACGTGGACGCAATGGCGCGGCAGATTGCCATTGAGGAGGACCGCGTCGCACGGGATGCGGAAATGAGCCGCCCCACCAGCGCACCGCTGACCGAAAAGCCCGGCGCACAGGGAGCAAAACCCGCTTCTCCCCGCGCAACCGCCGAATACCGCGCGGATTTTCTCAACATTCTGCGCGGCAGAGCGCCCGTCAACAACGTGCTGAGCACGTCCCCAGACACCGACGGCGGCTATCTGGTTCCGACGGAATTTGAAACGCAGATTGTGACTGGTCTGGAGGAGGCGAACATCATCCGCTCCATCGCCAAGACCATCAACACCTCGGCGGAGCGCAAAATCCCCATTGCGGCCACCCATTCCACCGCGCAGTGGACGGCGGAAAACGCCGCCTATGTCGAAAGCAACCCCACATTCGCGCAGAAAACCATTGACGCGTTCAAGCTCACCGACCTTGTCAAGGTTTCCGTGGAGCTGCTTCAGGACAGCATGTTTGATTTGGAGAGCTACATCGCGCGGGAGTTTGCCAGAGCCTTCGGCATCGCCGAGGAGGAAGCCTTCTGCGTGGGTACCGGAACCGGTCAGCCCACGGGCATTTTCACCGCAAGCGGCGGCACGGTGGGCGTGACGGCAAGCTCCCCGACGGCTATCACCGTGGACAATCTCATTGACCTGATTTACGCGCTCAAAAGCCCCTATCGGAGAAACGCGGTGTTTCTCATGAAAGACATCACCGTATCCGCCCTGCGCAAGCTGAAGGACTCCAACGGTGCGTACCTCTGGCAGCCCTCCGTGCAGGCAGGTCAGCCGGACCGACTGCTGGGCTATCCGCTCTACACCAGTCCTTATGTGCCGGCGGCGGAGGCGGGTTCGCTCCCGATTGCGTTTGGTGATTTCTCCAACTACTGGATTGCCGACCGCATGGGCCGCACGGTACAGCGCCTGAACGAACTCTACGCCGGCAACGGGCAGGTGGGCTTCATCGCCGCCGAGCGCGTGGACGGCAAGGTCATTCTCGCCGAGGGCATTCAGCTTCTGCAAATGGGTTCATAAGCATTAAAACGAAAGGAGGCGGCGGTCATGGCACTGGACACCCTGCTTGAAAAAGTCAAAGCCAATCTGATTCTTTCACATACGGAAGACGACGAGCTTCTGCAGATGTACATCACCGCCGCCGTCCGTTATGCCGAAAGCTATCAGCATATCCCGGAGGGCTATTACACAGAAAATACGATGCCGGCAACCACCGAACAGGCGGTCATCATGCTGGCATCGCATTTCTATGAAAGCCGCGACGGTTCCACCGGCGGCTTTTTCGCCGATTCCGTACAGGCTGGCCGGCAGGTCTGGGACACGGTCAATCTGCTGCTGCGGCTTGACCGGGATTGGAAGGTATGAGAGTCTTGCAAGCAAGACTCTCGAGTTTTATGCTTTTCGGCGTAAACGCTTGCCGAAATTTTGCTTCGCAAAACCGCATAAAACATCGCAGATAAGGAGTGTTTGAATTGTCTTTTGGAAAAATGAACAGCTTCATTGACCTCATCTCCAACGCGCCGGTCAAGGACGAGGATGGCTTTGTTACGCAGGGCGACACAGTTCTCGCCTCGGTGCGCGCCTACAAGGAGGACCGAAACGGCTCGGAGCGCTGGGCGAACAGGGCGGTGTTTTCCGAAGCGTCCGTGCTGTTCCGTTTCCGCAAAATCCCCGGCGTCGAGGTCAGCCCGGCGCACTTCATAGTCTGTGAAGAAAAGCGCTATCGGATTACCAGCGCGGAGGACGTGCGCGGGTGCGGGATGTATGTGGAGTGCCTGTGCGAGCTGGTGGAAGGGAGCATGAATTGATATGGCACGAATGGAAATGAAGATGCCGGAGGACTTTCTTTTGAAGGTTTCCCGGCTCAATGAAAAGACGGACGAAATTCTGCCCCGTGTGCTGGAAGCCGGCGGGCAGGTGGTGCTGGAGCGAGTAAAATCCAACCTTTCCGCTGTCGTCGGCAAAGGCACGAAAATTCCGAGCCGCTCCACCGGCGAACTGGAAAGCGCGCTGGGGCTTTCGCCCGCCAAACCCAAGAGGGACGGCTCCGGCTGGAACATCAAGGTCGGATTTGCCGAGCCGCGCCCGGGCGGCGGCAGTAACGCCAAAATCGCCAATATTCTGGAGTACGGCAAACACGGCCAGCCGCCCAAGCCCTTTTTAAAGCCGGCGAAAACCCAGAGCCGCAAGGCCTGTATCGAAACGATGAAATCAAAGCTGGACGAGGAGGTGCGGAAAATATGAGCGTGCTTTCAGAACTCAATACGCTTCTCACGCCCATTCTCCCGGTGGAGACGGGCGTTTTTTCCGGTATCCCGCCCGACGAATATCTGGTGCTGACGCCGCTGACGGACGATTTCGCCCTGTTCGGCGACAACGCGCCGCTGATGGATGTGTCCGAGGTGCGGATTTCGCTCTTTTCCAAGGGCAATTACCTGCAGCGCAAACGTCAGATTACGCAGGCACTTTTGAATGCCGGATTTACCATCACGGCACGCACCTATGTCGGGCATGAGGACGATACCGGCTACCACCACTATGCGATTGACACCGCGCAGTCTTATGAAACGGAGGAATGATTTATGGCGACCATTGGAATGGATAAGCTCTATTACGCAAAAATCACCGAAGCCGAGGACGGCGAGGAAACCTATGACACCCCGGAAATTCTCGCAAAGGCCATCTCGGCAGAATTGTCCGTGGAGCTTGCCGAGGCGACCCTTTATGCCGATGACGGCGCGTCGGAGGTGGTCAAAGACTTCAAGTCCGGCAAGCTGACACTGGGCGTGGACGATATCGGCATTACCGCCGCGCAGAATCTCACCGGCGCTTTGGCGGACGACAACGGCGTGCTGATTTCCGCCGGAGAAAACATCGCCCCGCCGGTGGCCATCGGCTTCCGCGCCCTGCGTGCAAACGGCAAGTACCGCTACTTCTGGCTGTACCGCGTCATTTTCGGCATCCCGTCCACCAATCTGCAGACCAAGGGCGACTCCATCACCTTTCAAACGCCCAGCATTGAAGGCACAGTCATGCGCCGCAACAAACCGGATTCCAAGGGAACGCACCCGTGGAAGGCGGAGGTTTCCGAGGGCGCCGCAGGCGTTACATCCGAAACCATCTCCGGCTGGTTCGGGCAGGTGTACGAACCGACCTACACCGAAGCGACGTCCGGCGAATAAGGAGGGATGACGCATGGAAAACGAACGAGCCGCCGTAATCAAAATCGGCGGAAAAGACTATGAACTGATTCTCACCACACGCGCCACCAAGGAAATCGCGCGGCGCTACGGCGGGCTGGAGAACCTCGGCGAAAAGCTGATGAAGTCCGAAAATTTTGAAATGGCGCTGGATGAGATTGTCTGGCTTCTTACCCTGCTGGCGAATCAGTCCATCCTGATTCACAACCTCAAAAACAAGGACGCGCCGCAGGAGCTGCTCACCGAAGAGGACGTGGAGCTATTGACCTCGCCGCTGGATCTGGCGGTGTACAAGAACGCCATCACCGAAGCGATGTTCAAGGGAACAGCGCGGAATGTGGAGAGTGAGGAGGAAACCTCCTCAAAAAACGCGGAAGTCGGGTAAACACGGAAGAGCTGTTTACCCGACTTTTGTATTACGGAACGGTGCAGATGGGCATGGGCGCGGAGGAATTCTGGCTGATGCCCATCGGGCTGTTTCTGGATTTATGGGCCTGTCACAAACAGTTTCTCGGCATGGAAAAGCCGAAGCAAATCTTTTCGATTGACGATATCATCCCGCCGGGGATTTGAAGGGAGGTGAGCGGCAGATGGCGGATAATTTCGGCCTGAAAATCGGCGTTGAGGGTGAAAAAGAGTTCAAAAAAGCACTCTCAGATATCAATCAAAGCTTCAAAGTCCTCGGATCGGAAATGACGCTGGTCACCAGCCAGTTTGACAAGCAGGACAAATCCGTGCAGGCGGCTGCCGCCCGCAGCGAAGTCCTCAACAAGCAGATTGACGCCCAGAAAGCGAAAATCGAAACCCTGCGCGCCGCTCTGCAAAACGCCTCCGACTCCTTCGGCGAAAACGACCGCCGCACCCAGAACTGGCAGATTCAGCTGAACAAGGCGCAGGCGGAACTCAACGGCATGGAGCGCGAGCTGTCAGAATCCGCCGAGGGCGCGGATAATTTGGGGAATGAGCTGAAGGAAAGCGGCAACGAAGCGGAAAAGTCCGGCTCCAAGTTTGAAAAGCTGGGCGGCGTTTTAAAGGGCGTCGGTGTTGCGATGGGCGCGGTCGTAGTCGCCGCAGGTGCCGCCGCCGTCAAGCTCGGCAAGGAAGTCGTCGCCGCCTACGCGGACTACGAACAGCTGGTGGGCGGCGTGGACACGCTGTTCAAAGATTCCAGCGCGGCTGTCCAGAGCTATGCCGCCAATGCCTTCAAAACCGCCGGCATGTCCGCCAACGAATACATGGAGACGGTCACCAGCTTTTCGGCCAGCCTGATTCAGTCCCTCGGCGGAGACACCGCTAAAGCGGCAAAGGCGGCGGACACGGCGATTACCGATATGTCCGACAACGCCAACAAGATGGGCACAAGCATTTCCTCCATTCAGGACGCCTATCAGGGCTTTGCCAAGCAGAATTACACGATGCTCGACAATTTAAAACTCGGCTACGGCGGCACAAAAACGGAGATGGAGCGGCTGCTTGCCGACGCCGAAAAGCTGTCCGGGCAGAAATACGACATCAGCAATCTGAACGATGTGTACGCGGCTATCCATGTCATTCAGACGGAAATGGGCATTACGGGAACCACCGCCAAGGAAGCGACCGAAACCATCAGCGGCTCTATTGCCGGGATGCAGTCCGCCATCGGCAACCTGACGGCGGGGCTGGGCGACGCGGACGCGGATATTCAGCTGCTGATCGGCAACGTGGTGGAAGCGTTTCAAAACGTGGTCAAAAACATCACGCCGGTGATTGAGAACATCGTCGCCGCCCTGCCTGCCGCTTTGGACGGCATTCTGCAGGCGGTCGGGGAACTGCTCCCCACGCTGCTGTCCACCGTGGTCAGCCTGTTCACGCAGGTGCTCGACACGCTTCTGACGCTTCTGCCCCAGTTAATTCCGGCGGCCGTGGACGCGGTCATGACCATTGTTTCCGCCCTCATCGACAGTCTGCCGCTTCTCATTGATGCGGCGGTGCAGCTGGTGACTGCTCTGGTGGAAGGCATCGGAAATGCGCTCCCCCAGCTGATTCCCGCGGCGGTAAACGCCGTGACTACCATCGTGCAGGGCCTGATTGACAACCTGCCGATGCTGCTGGAGGCGGCGCTGCAGCTCATTCTCGGACTGGCGCAGGGTCTGCTCGACGCCATCCCGCAGCTGGTGGCGGCGCTCCCCACCATCATCACCGCACTGGTGAATTTCCTCATTGGCTCGATTCCGCAGATTGTGCAGGCAGGGATTTTGTTGCTTACCTCCCTTGTGCAGGCTTTGCCGCAGATTATTGAGGCGGTGACGGCGGCGATTCCTCAGATTGTGGACGGCCTTGTGAACGCGCTGATTCTTTCCATCCCCCTCATTGTGGATGCGGGCGTGAAACTCCTTATCGCGCTGATCCAGAACCTGCCGCTCATCATCGCGACAGTCGTTTCCGCCATCCCGCAGATTGTCGCCGCGCTGTCGAGCGCCTTCGCCGGCAACACCGGGAAAATCATCACGGCGGGTGTCAAACTGCTGGTGTCGCTGATTGCCAATCTGCCCTCCATCATCGTGGAAGTCGTCAAGGCGGTGCCGCAGATCGTGGCGGGCCTCGTCCGGGCGTTCACCGGCTACATCGGGCAGATGGCGCAGGTGGGCGGCAACCTCATCAAGGGATTGTGGCAGGGCATTTCGGACGCCGGTGCGTGGCTGTGGAACAAAATCAGCGGCTTCTTTGGCGGCATTGTGGACCGCATAAAGGCCTTCTTCGGCATCCATTCGCCCTCGACGCTGTTTGCCGGTCTTGGCCGGAACATGGGCGAAGGCATCGGCGTGGGGTTCGAGGACGCGATGGCTTCTGTGTCGCGTGAGATGCAAAACGCCATCCCCACAAGCTTTTCCGTAAGTGCCGGCATGGCCGGGCGGACGGTTTCCGCCGGCACAAGCATCACGCAGAATATCTCGGTGGTCAGCCCTAAGGCGCTGTCCGAAAAGGAGCTTGCCCGGGAATTTAAGAACCTCTCGCGCAAGCTGGCGCTGGAGTACTAAAGGAGGGATGGCATGGAACTGACCTATATCAATGAATCGGGAGAGAAACTGACGCTCCGGCAGGCAAAGCCGTTTTTTCTGACAAAGCTGGACGGCGCAGGAAGTGTCCGCCAGACCGTCAATACCTTTCAGGCGCCCCAGCAGGACGGCGCTTTTTTTATCTCCTCCGCGCTGGATATGCGCAACATCACGCTGGAAGGCACGATTGCGGCAGGAACGCCAAACAAAGCCTACGAGTACCGCAGACAGTTTTTGAAGATATTCACGCCCAAACAGCAGGGCACGCTGACCTACCGGAACCGGCAGATTGCCTGTGTGGTGGAGGAAGCCGGGTTCGCCGCCTCCGGCAGGGAGCGCGCGCCGGGCTTTTTCGTCAGCCTGCTGTGTCCCTCGCCCTTTTTTGAGGCGCTTGCGGAAGTCCGCGCGGAACTTGCCCGCTGGACGCCGCTGTTTCATTTTGTGCTGGAAATCCCAGAGGAAGGCGTGGAATTCGGCTCCCGCCAGCCCAGCCAGATTATCACGGTAGAAAATCCCGGGGACGTGTCCTGCGGCTGCCGGATTGTGTTCCGCGCGCTGGGCGAAGTGGAAAACCCGGAACTGATGGACGTTTCTACGGGCGAATATGTCCGCCTGAACACCGTCCTGACCGCCGGCGAGGAAATCCGCATCTACACCCATTTTGCGGGCAAGCGGGTGGTGCGGCTGCAGAGCGGAGAGGAAGTCAGCGTGTTCAGCCTGCTGGACACCGGCTCGACCTTCCTGCAGCTGTCTCCCGGTACGACCACGCTCCGCTATGACGCGGCGGCGAGCAAGGAACTGCTGGAGGTCAGCCTGTACTACCGCCCGCAGTATCTGGGGGTTTAGTGTGAAAATGCGCGCTGATGCGCCGCCTTTTCACACAACAAAAAGGACTTGAAATCCAAAAATCAGGGCTTTCATGCGCTGGCGCGCACCGCCCTTTTTGAAAGGGGTAAATTTTCAATGGAACTGTATGTTTTTGATGCAAACCGCCAGCCTGCCGGCGTAGTGGAGTCGTTTGAATATCTGCGCTGGACAAGGCGGTATGCCCAGTGCGGAAGCTTTGAGCTCAAGGCCATCGCCACAGCGGAAAACCTCGCCCTGCTGACGCTGGGGAACATCTTATGGAAAAGCGGCGGTGAGGAAGCCGGCGTGATTGAGTATGCGGAAATCTCACAGGACGAAAAGGAGCTCATCACCGTCAGCGGGAGGTTCGCCGTTTCCTACCTTGCCCGGCGCATTGTGTGGGACACGGAAATCCTAAACGGCACGCTCGCCGACTGCGTGGGGCAGCTTTTGGATAATCATCTCATTAATCCGGGCAACACCGACCGGCGGATGGACTTCCTTGACTACGACGGCGGCGGGCTGTCGGACCCGGTCAGCACGCAGATTTCTTACAAAAACCTCATGGACGCAGTGGCCGGCTTATGCGAAGCGGCGGACGCGGGCATCAAGGCGGTTTTCAGTCCACAATCCCGCACGTTTACGATTCAGCTGTACAAGGGCGCTGCGTCGCAGGCGGTGTTCTCGTGGGAGTATGAAAATCTCACGTCCCAGACCTTCACGAAAAGCGCCTCGGACTATGCCAACGTGGCGCTGATCGGCGGCGAGGGCGAAGGCTTGGAGCGCGTCTTTGCCGTGTATGGGGAAAGCGAGGGTGCCGAACGCCGGGAGGTGTTTGTGGACGCCAAAGCGCTGCGCTCCGAGGATTTCGGGGATGAATACACCGCCGCCCTGCTCTTTCAGGGGCAGAGCAAGTTAAGCGAGCTTGCGATGGCGCAGTCCTTTGACGCATCCGTCAATCCCCACGGCAATCTGGTCTACGGCACGGATTTCGACCTTGGGCAGACCGTGAAGGTGGTTTCAAAAAAATGGGGCGTGACGCTTACCGCCCGCATTACGGAGATTGAGGAGAGCTACGACGCCGCCGGGCAGAGTCTGGACATCACCTTCGGCAAGGGCGTGCTCACGCTGGCTCAAAAATTAAAACAGGAAGGGTGATACGATGGAGAAAAGCGGTTTTTTCAACAGCACAAGCGGCGACCGGATGTACGACGCCGCCGACTTCGCGGGGTATTTTGCAAAGCTGGTGTCAAACGGCATCTTCTACGCCAATGCCGTCAATCTGCGTGTAACGCCGGGCGGCGGGCTGTCGGTGAATATCCTCGCCGGCAGTGCGTGGATCAACGGCTATTCGTATGAAAATACAGAAGAACTGAACCTGACGCTTGCGGCGGCGGACGGCGTCAATCCCCGCATCGACCGGGTGGTCGTCCGCTGGGACGCGGTGGAGCGCAAGATTTCCGCGGCAGTGCTGACGGGAACGGCGGCAGCTTCTCCCACCGCGCCGGACATTACCCGAAACGACAATCTTTATGATTTGGTTCTGGCGGATGTTCAGATTCCTGCCGGCGCGGTATATATCGCCACACAGCATCTGACGGACAAAAGGCTGGACACTGCCCTGTGCGGCACGGTCAATTCGCTGATTACGGCGGTCTATGAATGAAAGGCAGGTGATTTACAGTGGCGGATATCAACGGCGTAACCCTGAACGCGGGCAGCGGCCCAACGGTTTACTACACCATCACCTATTCCAAAAGCCGGCCGAACAACAGCCAGATGACCTACAATTTTACCATTGCGGCGGCGCTGGGTTCTTCCGGTTCCTACATCCACAGCGGCTACGCGCTTTTATGCACCATTACCGTCAACGGCTCGTCCGGGCAGGTACGCATCAAGGCGGCGGACAATGACAACTGGGACGGCACCACGCCCCGCTACCTCTATGTGACGGTGACCTGCTCGTCCACCACCGGCAATGCCGCACAGGGCGTGCGCTTTCGGGTGGTATCGGACGGGCGGATGTCGCTGAGCTCCGGCGTCATCGACAATTCCAGCTATACCGTAACCAGCTCCGCGCTTCTGACCACCGCCTGCGGCGCGCCGTCCGCCTGTTCCGTTTCCCCGACGGTGGCGGAGGGAAATGCCGCGCTCTCATGGAGCGGCGCTTCCGCCGGGACGAACAACGCCATTACCGGCTTTGAAATCCAGTACAGCGATTCTGCCAACAATGCCGACTGGGGAAGCTGGACGGCACTGACTACCGTTTCCTCATCCTCTGCATCAGGAAGTTTATCCGTTGCTCCTCCATCTACACGGGGCAGTTACCGCCGGTTCCGGATACGGACGCAGGGCGCGGCCGGCTCAAGCTACTATTCAGGCTGGACGGTATCCTCCAATTCCGTGCGGAAAAACACGCCGCCCGAAAAAGCGTCCGTTTTAACGGCGTCCCCCTCGGTTTACAGCGAAGGGCCGATTACCCTGACATGGAGCGGCGCGTCGGGCGGCACCAGTCCCATCAAGGGGTATATGCTGGCAAGCAAAACCTCGACGGACGGCTCAACATGGACATCGTGGAATGTGCTGGAAAATTTCGATCTCTCCGCGTCCTCCGGGACACGCACGGCGGCGGCTTCCACCACGCCCGGCACCTACACGAAATACGGCCTGTGGACCATTGATACGCTGGATGTGTATTCCGCCGAGCAGGTGTCCAACACCATCCTCTGCGTGGCGGCCGCCTGCGATGAACCGACAATCGCGGCACCGAAAAATGGCGCTTTCACCTACAACCTGAATCCCCGCGTGCTGCTGACCACCGGCGCGCAGCCGAACGAACAGGTAGTGCAGGTAAAAATCGGCGCTGAAAGCTGGCAGGATGGCGTGAACAATCCGTCCCTGTTCTCCCCCAGCGGCGCGGTCGGCGGCAGTGCGGCGGTAATGTTCAAGGCTGAATCACAGACGGCGGGAGCAAAAACGCTCACGGTACGGTGCGTCAATCCTGACTTTGAAGCGCCCAGCGCGGAAATTTCCCGCTCATTGACCGTGCTGGCGTCTCCGTTTGAGGAGATTTCGGCCAACGAGACCAAGGTGAAGGCTTCCCACATCACGGCGCTTCGCACCGCCATCAACATCGTGCGAAACTACTACGGCCTTGCGCCGGTTTCGTGGAGCGAGGAAATTACCTCAGGCAGAACAGAAGTGAAAAACTGGCCGCTGCACATTCTGGAAATCCGCTCAGCTGTGGAGCCGGTGATTGCGGTTATCAATCAGTACAGCACCGACTCGGGCTTTGCCGTTCCGGAGCCGGACTGGGAGGAGCTCGGCACGGGCAGACCGAGGGCGGCGGCGATGAATCAGCTTTCCGAACTGATTCTGTCGCTGTAA